AATAACCTCTAATCCTTTATATGACCTGAAGTCACCTAGTGCAGGATTGGCTTTATAAGTCTAAGCCGACTAAGAGAATTGACGGCATTGTGGCAAGTGTCATGGCTGTTGCTGAATTCGGGCAGGGATATAAAGATATGTCACCTGCTATTGAGGAATTCGAAGTCTTAGCATTGAATGGCAAGCTTCGTCATGGTGATCATCCTATTCTGAAGATGTGCATTCAGAATGCCATTCCTCTACGCGACCCGGCTGGTAACAGGAAGCTAGATAAGTCTAAGCCGACTAAGAGAATTGACGGCATTGTGGCAAGTGTCATGGCTGTTGCTGCAATGATGCGGCAGGAGCAAGGACAGCAGGTTTCAGGATATGAGCAGATGGCTCGATTAAATGCGGCACGTGCTCATGTCTAGTCTACTTCGCGATTGGGCATCTTGGGCAATCAGTAATCTTAGTAGATCTAAGCCTACAGAGAGCACTGATCGATATGTCTATATGTCGCCGCGCACTGCTTCCGGTGTCTATGTGACGCCTGATAAAGCACTTGCACAAGCTACTGTGTGGGCATGTGTCAATTACCTCTCTCGGATGGTGGCACAGTTGCCTTGGCATGTGATGCTGTCTGACAAGGTCAAAGGGGGTGCCCAGGTTCAAGACACGCACCCTGTTAACTGGCTTCTGAATACTCGTCCTAGTCCAGATATGGGCTCATTCACATTCCGTCAGACTATGCTTGGGACTGCTCTATCTTGGGGCAATGCTTATGCAGAGATCGAGAGAGATTACAGAGGCATTCCAGTTTGGCTTTGGTTTATTCATCCTTCTCGGGTTTCTGTTAGTCGCGGTCGTGACGGCTTCCTCATTTATACTGTCTCTAACTCTAAGAGTGATCCTACAGTATTAGATGCTTCGGAGATGTTCCATATCCGAGGTTTCGGAGATGGTCCGATTGGTGTCAATGTCATAGAGCATGCTGCACAGTCGATTGGATGGGCACAGGCTACAGAGCTATTCGGTGCCAGTTATTTCGGCGAAGGCATGAACCCGACAGGCATTATTCAGGTAGATAAGGGCTTGTCTCCTGATGCTATGGCACTGTTACGGAAAGAATTAAAGCGGGTCTATACAGGACCGAAAGCTGAGAGAACCGCAATCTTAGATGCCGGGATGAAATGGACCAAGGTCACTAATGATCCCGAGAGCAGTCAGTTTATTGAGACTGCAATGTTCCAGATCGAGCAAATCTGTAGATGGTTTGGTGTCCCTCCACATAAAGTGCAGCATCTACTTCGCTCTACATTCTCTAATATTGAGAGCCAAAATATAGAGGTAGTTGTCGACACGCTTACTCCTTGGGTAAAGATCTTTGAGGAGGAAGCCAACTTCAAGCTATTCGGACAGAATAGACAGAATTACTTTACCAAGATGTCTCTTAACGGACTGCTTCGTGGAGACAGTCAGGGCAGGGCAGCTCTATATAAAGCAATGTTTGAGATGGGCGCACTGTCTCCGAATGAGTTGCTAGAGCTTGAAGACCGCAACCCAATCGGTCCCGAAGGTGATGTCAGATTTGTAAGCAATAATGTGCAGACATTAGAAAATGCAATGAAGGCTAAAGATGCCCAGCCAGTTGCACCAAAGCCAGTTGTACCAAAGCCAGAGCCACATGCGCCAGAGCCGGGATCATCTACTAATAGATCTGATTATAGTCACGTTATTAGCGATTTCTACAGCAATACTACCTCGCCTATTATTCTAAATCATTTGGACAACGAAGATGTCTAACGGCTACAAGATGATCGCTAAAGCTGGAAAGTCAGCCGACATCTATCTTTATGGAGATGTAGGAGATAGTTGGTTTGGTGGCGTCAGTGCTCAACAATTCGCTGTTGATCTTAAAGCACTCGGCAATGTAGACACCATTGATCTTCGCATTAATTCGAATGGTGGAGACGTCTTTGATGGGCTCGCCATTCATCGTCAGTTGATGGATCATAAAGCCAAAGTCATTGCCCACATTGATGGCATTGCTGCTTCTATTGCCTCAGTCATTGCGATGGCTGGTGACGAAGTGCATATGTCAGAGAGTGGCTTCTTCATGATCCACAATGCTAGTGGCATGACATATGGCACAGCTGAAGATGCCAGACAGCTTGCAGACTTGCTTGATAGTGTCTCTGGACAGATCGCTGATGTCTATGTGGCACGGACAAGTCAGACTAAAGAGCAAGTCCAAAAGTGGATGAATGCAGAGACTTGGTTCAATTCGACCGATGCTCTGGCTAAAGGCTTTGTAACACAGATCGCTGAGAATATGCGAGTAGCAGCGTGTCTAAATCCAACAAAATATAAATTCAAGAACCATCCATCTAGCATCCCGACTGTGCAGAGTGCTCCTAGTCCTCTGAGCAGAGCCCAATTTAATCAGCAAAGGGATAAAGTAGCGACAATGAGAGGAGCGATTTTGAAGAATAAAAAGATTTGAGAATACAGAAAGAATGCCTCGTTTTTATTTCCTTAGATGGATTAGGTGAAAATGGCTATCCGCGGTAATAGCGATCCTGTGATCGAGACCCTCCGTAACCGTCAGGCGGAACTGCATAACAGTTCACAGACTATTCTTGACGTTGCTGAGCACGAGAATAAGCGTGATCTGACTGTTGAAGAGAGCCGTCAGATTGATGAGTATTCGGCTGAATTCGAGCGTGTCGGTGCTGAGATTGCCCGTCGCGAGCGGATCAATGCTCATCGGCAGATGCTGGAGACCCCAAATGGTCGTCAGACAGAGCCCGACAGTCAAGACGAGACTGATGTTGATCACGCTCCGGTGCGCGTGAACAATGCCAATCGCCAGCCTGCTCCTTTGCCTGGCCGTCCTACTGTGCATCCGCAGGCTCGCAATCCTCAGAGCAATTGGGGCTTTCGGAACTTTGGTGACTTTGCACTGGCTGTGAAGAGTGCCAACCCCCGCTTTGGTGGCGAGCTTGACAACCGTCTCGTGCGCAATGCAGCTGCTACTACTTACAGTGGTGAGGGTGTCGGCGCCGATGGTGGCTTTGCTGTGCCTCCTGATTTCCGTAATGAAATCATGGGCAAGATCTTTGCTGAGACAAGCCTTGTTGCCCGCACTGATCAGATGCGGTCGTCCAGCAATAACATCACCATGCCTATTGACATGACCACCCCATGGCAGACGACAGGTGGTGTGCAAGCTTATTGGGTCGGTGAGGCACAAACCAAGACACAGAGCAAGATTGCTCTTGAGACTGTGACCGTCAAGCTCAATCAGCTCGCTGCTCTTGTGCCTGTGACTGAAGAGCTGTTGGAAGACGCGCCTGCACTCGACGGCTACCTGCGCAAGAAAGTGCCTGAGAAGATGGATTTTGCCATCTCTTACGCACTCGCATGGGGCAATGGCGCTGGCAAGCCTCTTGGCTGGATGAATTCTCCATGCCTTGTGACACAGGCTGCTGAGGGTGCTCAGACTGCTGACACCATCAATGCTACTAACTGTGTCAAGATGCTGTCTCGCATGCCAGTATCGTCACGCTCCTCTGCAGTGTGGCTCATCCATCCTGACGCAGAGCCACAGCTGCCGTTGATGACACTCGGTCAGCAGCCGGTCTATATGCCGGCTGGTGGATTGAGTGCAACACCTTATGGCTCGCTGTTGGGACGTCCTGTCATCCCGCACCAGATCTGTGAGACTGTCGGCGATCTTGGTGACTTCATGCTGGTAGATCTTAATCAGTATATGTCAGTCCTCAAGATTGGCGGCAATCGGGATGCTTCTGGACTGCGCACAGATGTCAGCATCCATCTGTGGTTTGACCAGGACATGGTTGCCTACCGCTTTACTCTGCGTGTCGGCGGCATGCCATGGTGGAGCACGGCAACACCTAACCGTGATGGCTCGTTGACACAGTCGCCATTTGTTGCACTGGCTGCCCGTTAATTCGGGCAGTCTACCTCTCTTTAGTCACTAGGGAATATTAAGATGGCTATGAATATGCTTCTTGTTGAAGAGGCACAGATTGTTGCTGGCATCATCCCTGTTGATCTTGGGACAGCTGCCAACAATGGCGACTATGTGTCTCTGAAGAACTTTCACAATCTTACAGTGATCGTCTTCAAGGGTGCTGGCACGGCTGGTGATGATCCTGTCATCACATTGCAGCAAGCTCAGGATGTCTCAGGGACAGGAGTAAAGGAGCTTAACTTTACTCGTGTAGATGCCAAGGTCGGTGTGCAGACTGCTACGGGCGCCTTTACTACTGTTACACAGGCAGCTGGTAACACTTACACTGATCTGGTCAGTGCCGAGGCTCAGGGGCTCTTCGCTATCGAAGTTACGCACGATATGTTGGATATTGCGAATAACTTCGATTGTGTGCGAGTGACTATCCCTGATACTGGCACCAATGCTCAGGTCGGTTGCGCTCTCTATATTCTGCGCAATCCTCGCTACAAGCCTACTGGCGCTATCTCTGGTATCATTGACTAATCTTCATTGATATTGCTTATTCGGAGTAAGATTGATGAAGATTAGATTTCTGGTAGACCGGATCTATGAAACTGAGGGTCGGAACAAAGGCCCGAAGTATCTAGCCGGTCAGGTGGTTGACTTGCCGACAGACCTTGCAGAAAGGTGGTTGCGGCGGCAGGTCGCTGAGCTAGTGGAGGAGAGTAATGAAGTTGTCAAAGAGGCAGCTAGCCCTGCAAGCAATCCTGCCTCCGAACCTTCCAAAGTGGCAACGGAGCCTGTTAAAGAAAGTGCTTCTACAGAAGCCAAGGATGACAAGCCCGTTGCTACAGAAGTCAAGGCAGTCCCTAAGACAGTTGCCCCTGTCTTGAAGACCGCCAAGTAAAATAGGAATAGTGCAGTGACATCTATAGTAACCGTCACTGGACCAAGTTCCGAGCTTGTCACATTAGATGAAGCTCGGAAGCATCTTCGTGTAGATAGCACTGACGAAGATGACATGATACTGTCTTGGATTATTGCAGCTAGGCAATATTGTGAAGCTGTGACTAAGCGATCATTTGGAGTGCAAAGCTATCGATGGAAGATAGACAGCTTTCCAAGTGATCGCTATTTGCTTTTTCCTATGTCGCCATTAGTTAGTGTTACATCGATCTCCTATCAAGACACAAATGGCGATCTACAGACATTTAGTGATTACATAGTTAATGTAGATAGTGTGCCTGGACAGATCTATCTAGATTATGATGCATATTGGCCATCTATATATGACATGCCGAGTGCAGTCACTATTCTATTTACTGCCGGCTATGCTCCTGCAATGGTGAAGACTGCTATCAAGATGTTAGTGGCAGACTTCTATCAGAACAGAGAGACAAAGATATTAGGAGTTTCAGTCGTCGAGAATGCAACAGTCGACAGATTGCTTGCTCCTCTAACTTTATATTATTTGTCCTGACATGCCTATTCGCGCGGGGCAGTTAGACAGAAGAATGGATATTCAAGAGCTAGGCACCGAGCAAATCGATGGTGCCACTGTTACAACTTGGCGGACTATAGCTTCGGTGTGGGCACGGAAGCGTGATGTAACGGGATATGAAAGGCAATCTAGCCAAGCTGAGACAGCTTTCATGGATAGCATATTTACCATTCGTTACATAGATGGAATTCATAAGTCTATGAGGATGGTAGAACAAGGGACAAGTTTCTATTGGGATATCGTCTATGTGGCTGAGATTGGCCGTCGAGAGGGGCTAGATTTGACCTGTCAAAGGGTAGGCGGCTGATGGAAGTTGGCTTTGAAATTAAAGGTGGTGAGGCTCTAGACGAGCTGTTAAAGCAACTTCCTCGCAAGGTCGCGCGACAAGGTGCCGCTAAAGCATTAAGGGCCGCTGCTAGAGTGATCCGATCTGAGGTGCAAGGAAGAGCACCTAAGAATACTGGATTACTTAGACGCTCTATCAAAGTGCGGACAAGGAAATTTATAGCCGCTGATGAGAGGGTGGTTGAAGTAGGTTACTTTGGCCCTGCTTATAGACTGGCTCATTTAGTTGAAAATGGCACCGTTCCTATTCGTGTCCCGAAAGGCGAGAAGAAATTAGTTTTTGTCATCAATGGCAAGACATTCTACCGGGATAAAGTAAAGGGCATGACAGCAAAGCCCTTCTTTGGCCCTGCATTAGATGCTGCTGCCGGACAAGCCTTGCAGACAATGGGTGATGTCTTAAGTGCTGAGATCGAGAAATATGCAACTAATCGACTGTCGCTTTTGTCTAGTGAAGGTGATTAGTGGCCGCGACAATAGAGAGCGTCCTATCCGCACGGATGACCGGCTTTACAGGGCTTAATGCTTTAATTAATGGCCGTGTCTATCGCATGATTGCGCCACAAGGTGTGACAGTCCCATTCATCACATATCAAAGGTCTTCTACATTCCGCGAAAACGGCATGGGCAAGCGGATAGGCATTGTAGAGGCTAGATATCAACTTCATATCATCTCTTCTACTTATGAAATCGGTCGGGTTATTACCGATCAAGTCTGTCTTTGCTTTGATCAATGGCGATCGACTAGCACCGATCCAGTGGTATTAGAGACTACTGTGCAGAATGACTATGATACTTTTGATGACGACACCGATTTATTCCATGGCATCGTTGAAATATTAATATTCTTTAGGGAAGCCTGATCATGGCTAAGCAGCTTCTAAATAATTGCGGAATATATCTGTCTGGCTATGAACTATCCGGCTTCTCTAATACTGTCGGATTGATCCTGAGCAAGGATCTATTTGATGCTACCACATTCGGAGATGGCTCTCGGTCTAGGGTGCCAGGACTTCCCGATGCTACATTCTCAGCAGCTGGCTGTTGGTCGCCGCAAGAAGTCGACGCAGTTCTTCAGGACAAGATTGGTGACATTGATGAGCTGGTGTCGCTTGCTGCTGATAATGTAGTTGGTGGAGTAGTCTACTTCTTTCGTGGTGTTGAGGGGCAATATCAGGTTGATGCTGCCGTTAATAACGTCGCTAAATGGACCATGAGCGGATCGACATCTCGCAGTCCAGTAGTGCGGGGTAATATTCTCTATCGACGCCTTGGTGCATCTGCATCTAGCAATTCAACAGGATTGCAGTTGAGTGGTGCTGCAAGTGATGAAACTGTCTATGCAGCGCTGCATGTGATTGGTGCTAGTGGCACGTTGCCATCATTAACTGTCAAGGTCCAATCTGCTGATAATGGCGCATTCACAGGTCTTACTGATCAACACACCTTCGCTGCAAAGACTGCTATTGGTTCTGAGTGGCTAGAGATTGAAGGGCCGATTACCGATGATTATTGGAGAGTGAATTTTACTATTAGTGGCACTGATCCAGTCTTTAGTTTTGTTGTCATGTTGGGCATTCTTTAGGAGCATTAGAGATGGCTAAGACAGTTTTAGGCGATGTCAAGGTTGTGCTAGATAGCTATGATCTGGTTAATTATGTCTCACAGGTTACACTGACTTTGCAGAAGGATCTATTAGAGACTACTGGAATGGGTGACACGTCTAAGACACGTGTTGCGGGCTTCCAGGATTGGTCCGCTACTTTGACTTTTTTTGATGATATGGCAGATGATGCCATTAATGAGAAAATCTTTGCTTGGGTGACTGCGACTAGTCCTATCACTGTTGCTATTAAGGCTATTGATGGTAGTGCAATTTCTGCTGCCAATCCTGAATATCAAGGCTTTTGTTGGGTGCAATCTGCGCCAGTGCTTTCGGGCGCAGTGGGACAGGTTGCAGGTGGGCAGTTGCAGTTGGTGGGGCAGGGTGCATTGATTAGGGATATTACACCGTGATTTTAACGAAGCAGGAAATCTTGGCCAAGTTAAAGCGCCGAGTGCAGGTGGTGCCTGTTGATGGATTTGGTGATATTGCATTGCTTGAAATGTCCGTTAAAGAGAGGCTCGCTTTTAATGAGTTTGTCTTTAATGGTGACGAGAAGGGATTTGGACAGCGATTTGCTACTACACTAGTTGCAATGACATTGTGTGATGATGAAGGTAATCGCTTCTTTGAGAAGCCTGAAGATGCTTCAGAGCTATATGATGGCTCCGAAAACGAGCTAGTGCCTCTCGTTGACATTGCGAAGAAGATCAATCGCTTTGGCAAAGAGGGGATTGAGGACGCGGAAAAAAACTCCGAGACAACCCCGAGCGAAGGATCGTCTTCCAATTAGCAGAGATGCTACATATGACGGTCGCTCGACTAGTTAGCGAAATGCCGTCAAGTGAATATTCCGAGTGGTTAGCTTATTTCAAGATTAAAGCAGATGATGAAGAGGTGCGTAGACAGAAAGCAGTTGTCGACGCGGCATTGACTAAAGAAGCAAAGCGTAAAGTGGGAAGACGGAAATAGCTCGCTCTACTAATGATCTCTCGGCTACCTTATCACTGAATTCTGTCAGCTTTGTGCGTGGCGCTGAAGATGCGTCTTCCGCTATGCACAAGCTTAATCAGAAGGTCGCAGCTGATGTAGCTGATATCAAGCTTAGTATGGGCGCATTGACAAGTGCTGTTGGAGGCTTTGCAACCGGCCTTGCTGCTACGGTTGCAGCTGGTCTGACCTTTGGCACTGTGGTTGCTGTCTTTAAGCGGGGTGCTGAAGAGTTTCGGGCCGCTGAGGATGCTAATCTACGCTTGCAGGCTACTCTTAAGGCAACAGGGTCTGTAGCTGGTCTCACTGCTGCACAGATTGGAGAGATTGCCGACCGCTTTGAGCAGACAAGGCTCGTTGCTGCCGAGAGTGTGACAGATGCTGCCGGTGTCTTGTTGACATTTAAAAGTGTCAGCAAGGATGTTTTTGAGACTGCTCTCGGATTAGCACAAGATCTCAGTGCTCGATTTGGGCAGGATCTAAAGGGATCTATTGTCCAGGTTGGTAAAGCACTTGAAGATCCGGTTGCTGGCATCTCTGCTCTAAATAGAGTAGGCGTGTCATTTACTGAAACACAGCAGCAGATGATTAAAGATGCTGTTGATTTCGGCGATAAACTGTCAGCACAGAAGATTATTATTGCTGAGTTGCAGTCACAGGTGGGAGGCACTGGAGAGGCTGAAGCATCAGGACTGACAGGCGCTTTTCACCGTCTTGACGCTGCAATGGGACAATCCTTGCAGACACTGTTTGAATATGTCGGTGGTGCTGATGTCTTAGAAAGTGCAATTGACAAAGTAGTCAAAGCATTCAATTTTGCTAATGACGCTGCAACCGGCAAGTTTGCATCGCCTGAAAACCAATTAAACGAGCTTTCACAGAAGTATCAAGATCTGCTAAAGCAGATCGAGACAGCTAAGAATGATCCGTTAGCGTCTCCAAATAATCTTGCTGCACAAGCGAATATAAAGCTTCTAGAGAAAGAAGCTGCTGATATCCAGGCTCAGATTAATGCTATTCAAGATCAGCTTAAGAAGGTTGCCAGTGATCAGCTTTCGGTAGTCGGGCGGAATGCAGCGCGGAATGCGGATCTCTCTGTCCCTAGTGCTCCGATACCTGGAGATAAGCCTCTAGATGTCCAGGCAGAGTATGAAGAGAAAAGAAAGAGGGAAGAAGAAAGTGCCAAGAGAGCAAAGGACGCCAAGGATCGTGCGGCTAAGGCTGAAGTAGAAAGCCGACGCCGTCTTGAAGAAGCACGTGTCAATGATTTCAATGATGCTCTTGATAAAGAGCTAGAGGCATATAAAAAGCACAAAGAGGATCTAGAGAAGCTCGATAAAGAGCGGCTAGACGACTTCCAGAAGTCTTTAGATGATGAAATCAAAGCTACCAAAGACACTATAGATAAGAAGAAGAAAGCTGAAGATGATGCTGCTAAGAAGCAAGCTGAAGAGATGCGAGAAATCTTGCTTCAGCCATGGAAAGATTTAGCAGCAGCAGTTTCACGCATCACTGCGGATATGTTTGAAGAGTTCTTAACGACTGGCAAAGTCAGTCTGAAAGAGCTTGCTACTGGTCTCAATGACACATTCAAGAAAAGTCTTGCTGGCACTGTCGGCAATCTCGTCACACAGCCGCTTAATCAAGCCATTGCTGATATTGGCTCTGGTAAATATGGCAGTGTCACAGAGTTTGCTAAGGCTAATCCTAATCTGACAGCGGCAGCAGGTGGTTATGTCTTCGGCAGTGCTCTCGACATTGCACGAGGCAAAGAGACATATGCCGGCATCGGTGGTGCGGTAGGTGGTGCGGCTGGTGCGGCGATTGGCACTTACTTTCTTCCTGGCGTCGGCACGGTAGTTGGTGGCACGTTGGGTGCGGCGGCCGGCAGTGCTCTTGGCTCGCTCTTCAGTGCTGGTGGAGGGCTAGGCAATGATCGCAGTCAGCAGGTCTATACCAGTGCCAAAAGAGGCATTGCATATAGTGACAGCTCCTATTCTGCCGGCAATCGGAATATCACCAGCACCATTCTAGGGCAGGTCGGACAGCTTCAAGAATTCCTTGGGTCGCTCGGTGGTGTCTTCAAGAATTTTGCTTTGGAAGTCACGGCTGGTAACAAGTCCGGTGTGACTGTTAATGGCAAGAAATATGATAGTAATGAGGATGCTCTACAAGCTGCCTTGAAATTTCTCATTAGTCAGACATCTGGTCTGTCTGACAATGAATTGATTGCGGCAAGGAATTCAAAAGCACGTTCTGTGCAAGATCTTCAGAAAGATCTAGGCACTGCTAAAGAATATGATGCCTTTATCTACCAGGGGCAGCAGGTTGATAAGCAGCTCAAAGATCTAAATGCATATTACACCGATCTTACTCGCCGATCTAAGGAGCTTGGTCTCGGCACCAAGCAACTAGCTGATGCATATGAACGTGCGGCACAAAAGATCAAAGATGCTGATCTTCAAATGCGCAATAGCTTCAATAGACAGCTCAGTGCGATATTTAATGATAGTGCATTAGAGCAGGCGCTAGGTGGTCTAGACGATCAATTTGACGCTCTAGCAGCAAAGGCTAAAGAGCTAGGCTACAATTCCGAGGTTCTAGCCAAGATCGAAGCAGCTCGTGCTAGAGAGAAAGAGCAAGCTCTTGTTGCGGCTGAGCAGCAGGCTAATGGATTACAGCAGCAGATTAGGGGACAATATTCAAATATCAATAGCTTCTATTCTGGTCTGATTGATCCTCTGCAAGCTGTTAATCAGAATGCTGGCGGTGAGGGCGCTCTTGCTAAGATCAATAAAGCTCGGAAGGAATATGAAGACACCCTGGCCCTAGCTCGTCAAGGAGATCTTGAGGCAACACAACAGCTGTCGGGCAAGGCGCAGTCGTTAGAGGCACTTAGACAGCAATATCTTGGGAGCAGTGGCTTGGGCGCAGAGATTGCTAGAGAGGTGCAGTCTGGCACCAAAGAGATTATTGAGAGCCTTCAATCAGAACAGAAAGAGGCTTTGGCTAGTCTGCCAGAAGTCACTCGTGAGACTACTAAGGAGCATATCCAAGCGCTCGTTGATCAGACAGACAGGATGATTGAAGAGCTAGAGAAGTTAAGAAAAGAGATTGCTCTACAGAGGCAAGCTAAGTAATGGGCAAGCTGGTAGTTGGCTACAATGATTATGTGACAAGTGCTGCTGCTATTACCAGTGACAATGCTCTTGCGACATTGCCTGCTGCGAATGTGGCTACAGTGCAGGTTACTCAGTTATGGAAGACTGCACCAGCTACCACGACGGCTTATGTCTTGATTGATCTTGGTTCGTCTCAGTCTATCGAGCTAGTCGCTCTAATTAATACTAACCTGACAGCTGCCGGTACATGGCGCATTCGTATTAGCACTGCTGATGCAACTGGTAACACTGGTGATGCTCTCGACACTACCACGGTTAGTGCAGGCGTTGACGTTCGATATAAGAAAGCTATCTACATTCTTTCTGGTCCTGTCACAGGTCGCTATATTAAGATCAATATTACTGACATCTCTCTGACACAACTCTCTGTCGGTAAAGTAGTAGCATGTCAAGCATTCAAGCCGACATATAATTTCTCTCCTGGAGCACAGATATTCTATCGTGACTGGAGCAATCGCTACTCTGCTTATGATGGACAGACATGGACATTAAGAGGTGCTGTGCAGCGAGGTTTCGCTTTTGTCTTACCAGCGGTCACAGATACCGAGCGAAACAATATTGGCGAAGGATTAATACAAGATCATGGAATATATCGAGATGTGCTCGTCTGCTTAGATCACACCAGTTCCAATCTAGGTCGAGATAGTGTGTGGGGATTGTTAGAAGAAATTCCTGTCTGGACACGGTTCACGAATGGATATGCAAATATTCCATTCAAAGTGATGGATAGATTGTGACATGGCGACAGTAGAGCAAAGATTGCTGACATTAGAGAATGCCTGTCTACAGCTGACAAATCTTTTCACAACCTTGCAAGCTACTCTCAGTGAGCACGAAACTCGTCTAGACAGACAAGGTGGCATCGTCAAAGATCATCAGATTGCAATTGAAGGGTTGCGAGAGACTTTCAATAAGATTGATAATGCTGTCAATAGTCTTCCTAGTCTTGTGCAAGAGGAGATTGGAAAGCAGACGGTGGGCCGTCTGTGGGATGATCCTAAATGAATGTTGGCACTGGCTCTGTCGGCCACGATGGCATGCAAGAGTTGGTCACAGTCTCGATACCATTGCCGTCAGTTGTCGACGAGATGGAAGGTGGGCAGCTTGGTGTCTGTTGGTATGTCGAGATATCTGCATATACTTTAGATCCTGTTGAAGAAGAATATTAGATGCATCTAGGCATTGGGGTCTGTGGCTGGACAGGTAATCAAGAGCGGCCAGTGCTTAAGCGGTGGGTGCCGACAGAAGCATCCTTTCGTTATGCATCACTGCCAATGGTGACGGCCGACACAGACACGCCAGCATCTACCTATATTGAGGGACGTCTCGCGCCTATCGAAGTGCGCAAGGGACTAGCCATTGATAATAATGGGCGGTTTGCTGGTGTCATGCAGCAGTCTGCATCTGACATTGCACTAGCGACAACAGATGGTGATCTAGACGAGCTATATTATAGTTATGTCTTTCGTGATCGGCCTATTCTAGTCAAGGCTGCTAAGACTTCTAGAGATGGTGTAAGAGAGGTCGCCCCACCTCTTGCCGACTTCATTTCAATGTTCCTTGGTGTCATCATAGATACCAAGATCGATCAAAATCATCTCACATTCCGTGTTGAAGACGGAATGAAGAGATTAGACAAGCCTATTCAAGAGCAAATCTATGAAGGGCTAGGTGGTAAAGATGGTGGCGCAGACTTAAGAGGACAGAAGCCGCCCCTCTGTTATGGCCGCACTCTTAATATTTCACCTACACTCATCGATGCATTGAATGGTGTCTATCAATCGCATGATGGCGAAGTGAAAGCTGTTAATGCAGTCTATGATAAAGGCGGTGCATTAGAGTTTGTCAAGGATGTGCCGACCTATGCTGCTCTTCTAGCTCTAGTGCGTGAAGGCGAGGAAACTGAAGGACAAGAGATAGACATTCCGGTTGGTGGTTACTGCACTTGTATTCGTGAAGGCTATATCCGTCTTGGTGGCTCCCCATCAGGCATCGTGACGGCCGATGTGGAAGGGGATGGTATCAATGATGGCCCTGTCTCTTTTGATGGTGGCGTGCTCTTTGATCGAGGTGTTGGATGGGATCAAATCGGGGATCGTGTTCACAGTCGCTATGCAGGCGGCATCATCTACCGCATCCTGACTACACGTGCTGGCTTTAAGCCCAACGAGATTGACGTTGATCGACTGTCGCAATTCGACCGTGAAAATCCTTATGAGATTAATCTCTTCGTCAGCTCCAGAGAGAGCCCGACTATAAGGCAGGTCTGCGCTGCGATTGCTGACAGTGTTGGGGCTGTCTTGGTCTGGACAAGGCAAGGACAGGTTAAGCTAGCAGTCTTAGACGGTCCTGCACCGGGAGCGGTCATTGAGATTGATCAAACTAAGATGGCGGGTGCTGGAGTTGAGATTGTCCCTTTACCATATGGTGCACCATGGCCATTCATCCGAGTGCGAAAGAATATTAACTGGACCGTGTTAACAGAAGATCAGATTGCACTTGACGCGCCTAATAGAGAGTTTCTGACACAGCCAGCTAGTTATGCTGAGCTTGTCGATAAGCGCATTCAAGCCGTCTTACCTGATCGCCCTATATTGACAATCGAGAGCCTGCTTAGAGAAGAGAGTGCTGCGAAGACTATTGCTGCACGGATATTGAATTTCTATAGCCTTACTCGTGGTTTATATAGAGTGATCATTAGAGGCTATAATTTCCGCTTAGACTTCTTTGAGACAATCAAGATATTCTTTGAGCGCTACGGGATGCAGAATGGAAAGAGGCTGCTTGTCTTAGAAATTTCAGAGCGTCCTAGTAGTTATGAAACTGAATTGCTTTTGTTCGGATGAATACTGATGGTTAGCAAGATTGTAGACGCACTTGCAGGCAAGACTACTACAACTGGCACTGGCACATATGCGATTACTGCGAATGTGACAGGGTTTCGCGAATTTGCGCAGATGAATGATGGTGAGCAAGTAGTTGCTGTCATCAGGAATGATGTAGATTTAGAGATTGGTCTATACACAAAGAATGGTGGTGCATCACCTACTCTTGCACGCACTACTATTTATATGAACAAGTCCGGCACTACTGGTGCCGTGAATTGGGCAGGTGGCGAGAAAGATATCAGGAGCACGATTGAAGCATCGATCATGCCATTGCTTATTCAGAATAACATCTGGCTACAAGATCAATATTTCCGTGGTGCTAAAGTCTGTCTAGATGCCAATGACGATAGTTATATCTATTCAGATGCAGATGGTGCAATCGTTGTCGTCCTTAATGCAGTTGAATTTGCTCGTTTTGTCTCGGGTGCTCCATCCGCTCTACGCCTATCTTATTCGGAGCTAGGCTCTGGCTCAGGACCAAAGCTCGCCCTAGACCGAAATAGCTCGTCACCTGCTGTTAATGACACTCTCGGCGAATTGATATTTACAGGGCGGAATGCTGCTGGTGCATCTCAGATTTATGCTAAGCTTCAAGCATATTTGGTTGATCCGACTACAAGCACTGAAGATGGTGGCTTGAATATCATTGTCGCTAGAGACGGTGATGACGAAGTTGCCTTGGCAGTCAATCCCAATTATGCATTCATCTTTCCTTTTGTTCAAGAGCCGACTACGGCCATGCTTGTCGGCAAGACAAGTCAGGGTGGTAATATTGTCGGTGTTGAAGTCAGGACTGATGGTCTGATTGCATGCACCACTAACGATAATGCCATTCTACTATTGAATAGAAAGAATGGTGATGGCGATATCATCTATATTCAGAGAGACGGCACGACTAAAGCTGTCGTCTCCATGTCAGGTGACACAGTGACATGGGGCAATTTTGCTGGTGCACATAGGACAAGTACCGAGGAGCCTCTAGACACATTGCAGATTGGCAATGTGATGGAAGCTACCGATGAACCAAATGATGCTGATCATCAGCCATATATTCCACGAGTGCGGTTGGCACAGCCTAATAGTAAGAGTGTCTTCGGCGTCTACTCAGGCATTGATGATACTGGCCAAGTCTCGATCATTGCTATTGGTGCATATCAAATCCTTGTTAGCGGTCCTGTAACGAATGGAGATTATCTAAAGACGTCTGACACTCCCGGTGTTGCTGTGTCACAGGGTGAGGACGATGTCATGCACTCTTATACTATTGCTAAGGCAACAAGGACTGATCTAAGGACTGAGACGCGCCTTGTTCCTGCAACCATTCACTGTGGGTAATTGTTATGGCTGATCCATCTAATTTTGCCGATTGGGCTAATTACCCATCAGACGAGGTGCTCGAAGTCAAGCGCTCGTTGATTAGATCATTCTTTGCTAAGGTCATTAATAAGATCAAAGCTACTCCAGAGAGTTGGACAGGGAAGGGCGGTCAAATCATTGTCTCACATAATGATGAGACTGGCCCTGTGCCTGCAAGCCTCTCGGAAGTGGAATTTGTAGACTTCTCTCAACTGCCTGTTAGGAATTTCAAGGCTGGCATCATTCCTCTAGCGTCATCCGACAACCTCACAGACAACGAGCATTCTGGTGGATTGATCGTTGCTTCTAATAACAGTTCGGCAACATTGACAGTCGCTCTAGATGCCGATCCTGCTCTCGGTGTCAGTGATCTATTCCAGTGTGAAGTGCTTAGGCATCCATCAGCATCTTCATTGACGATTGTTGCTGGCACAGGATTGACACTGAGTAATCCTGATGGACACACCAAAGTTGTCGCTGGTGGTATTGCTCGACTGCAAGTAGTTGGCAGTCTTCTATTCTTTCTTGGTTACACGGAGAGTTGAGATGTTCTTTCCATTCGTGTGCCGAAGGGTAATAGGTGGGTCGCCTACAGTATATAAGAATGGTTATAGTAATCATCTCCGAGGCATCGCATCTACTGCATCGCTCAATCTCACAGCAACATTGTCTAACATTGTCTTGCGAGTGACTAGACAAGCTGATGATCTACGCTCAGTTGCTAATGGTGGATATGTAGAGAGTGCCGAGGGATGGGATATTCTTTATGAACATCCGTCATTAGGACGGCTATATCACGATCTAGACTTATATGATCCAAGCACTGGTCTAGTCTCTTCTTGGGTAAGATTTCCGTCTATTGCAAATAATGATGTCTTGATCGTTGATTTATATTTCGGCAAGGCTGGGCTCTCTGCTAGTGAGGAAGACCCGCATAACACCTGGAAAGATGCATATTTCGTTCTTGATCTGTCGACAGGATTAGATCTAACACCGACTGGTCAGAACTTGTTGCTTGAGGGCGTTATTGCTACTCGAATGCGTGGCATGTCAGCTGGTGACTACGGGGAATTTGTCGTCTCTGAAGATAGCATTATTAGTAGTAATGGCGATTTCTGGATTACATCAGGCGGTGACACGTGGGCAATTAATCCATGACAAATACTAGAGTAAAAGATTTTGGCACCCTCCGAACATGGCCTAGTGCTGATGATTATGTTGGGATCGATGGTGCTACAGGCGGCACTGCAAAGATGCTCGCTAATGCCATCGGTGGGCTCAAAGCTAATGATGTCGCATCCGCAAGCACTACTAACATTGCATCTATTCTCGGTGATTTTTGTTATATCACTGGTACTACTACTATCACGGCATTGGGCACTGCTGGTGCAGGACAAAAGAAGCTAGTTATATTCACAGGCACTCTTACTCTTACACACAATGCAACTAGTTTGATCCTGATGGGTGGCGCTAATATCGTCACACAAGCAAATGACGTTGCCGAGTTTATGTCACTAGGTAGTGGCAATTGGATATGCATTAGCTACTTCCCAGCTGCTGCTAAGCCTGATGTATATGCATCTTCTACTGATGTGATCACAGGGACCGATCTATTTAAGATTGTCACTCCTGGCACGTTGCGACCGAGAGAGAATTTCATTGTTGCGGTCTCGGATGAGACAACAGCACTGACGACAGGCACAGGTAAAGTAACATTTCGCATGCCATATGCTGCCAAGCTTGCGGCTGTCAGAGCCTCGGTGACCACTGCACCGACTGGTGCTAACTTGATTGTAGATATCAAGGAGGGTGGCACGACTATTCTAAGCACGCTCTTGTCTATAGATGCCGGAGCTAAGACAAGCACCACTGCGACTACACCAGCTGTAATCTCGGATACTAATCTAGCTGATGACGCTGAGATGAAGATCGATGTTACACAGGTTGGTAGCACGATTGCCGGTGCAGGGCTGAAGGTCGCTTTCTTGTGGAATAGAGTGTAATGTTACTACTTAATCCATTTCGGTTTGTAGGAGGTAGCACGACTACACCGAGCATCGGCACTATCACGCCAATTTCACAGAATGACGCTACAGATCAAGGCTCATATACATTCGGCACGCATAACTCTAGTAGTGGTGATATTCTTGTCATATTCGCTTATCGGAGCAACTCCGGTACTACACCGACTGTTAGTGAAGTAAAGTGGAATAATAATCTATTGACACAGATCGAATTTGCAAAGATCAATGGTGTCAATAGAGGGGCTGTCTATGCAGGATATATTCGCAACTCATCTACAAGCACTCGGAACTTAGTCATTACGCTTTCTGCTGCAACAGCTAGAGATCTGTCAGGATATATCATTGATCTAAGCGACCTTGCTGCTAGCCCTATTGGCGCTAAGAAGAGTGTCGTCACGAACATCAATCAGTTTTCACAGGCTATCACTTTAAGCGGTATTCAGAATGCTGCTAGCAGATTGATTGCTGCATTCTTTGCGCACGATGCGACCGTTGACCCATTAACACAGAGTGCTGGTTGGACTGACAACGGTGAGGTGCAATCAGGCACAAGCACAACAGATATTGTTGGGCAGTTAACATCTAAGATTGCAGGCAGCGGAGATAGCACTATTGTGCAAGTCGTTACGGATAGTGCAAATATAACTGTTTCTAGCACTGTTAAACGGGCTGATGTTATTGCAGATGCCATTGGTATCAATGTGCATTTAGAATATACAGGCACTGTATATGATACCGAGTGGACGACCATCATTCGTCCTAGATTGGCAGAATTAGGGACACGCCATATTCGCGGAGGGCGCGGTGGCAAGTCTAGAGCTAGATATCAAGATCTAAAATCTAGCTTTGGTATTGATTTACTACTCATTAATACAAAGACTGGTGATAATTATGCTCCTGCAACATCATATATTCTGGCTAATCTAGATCATGTTGTTGCAGTTGAAATGTTAAATGAGCCCGATGTTTTTGATAACTCTCCTGCTGATACATGGAAGAGTGTCCTACGTGATCGTACTATTGCATTTTATAATGATATTCGTAGCCAAGCTAGTCTAAAGCATATTCGCATATTACACTCTCCACTTGGTCATGCAAATAATCTTGACTGGTTGATTGCCAATTTCTCGAATATTGGTGATTATTGCGACGTGCGATCAATGCACGATTATTGTAATGATGCCTCTGGTAAAGCTATTCCTGAGACAGTCACAGATAATCAAGGTGGAGGCTGGACAGGCTTTGGAAAATATTACACGCTGACACAGCTTGATGATCTTTATGGTGATTTAGTTGGAAGTAATAAACCTGTCTGGTCGACAGAGATAGGACCAAAAGGCACTGTTATAGACTACGCGAAAAATCCGTTTACAGCCGATAGTCATCATCATATGCCTATTGGTTCTGGTGCGACATATGCAAATACTAGCGATGCTGCATATGTCGATCTACAACGTGCAGATGGCTTTGTCTCTTTAAATAGTAATAATGGATATGGAAAAAATGTCTTTCAAGCTAAACTATCTGATCCATTAAAGACAATTACATGGAATGGCCAAGAAAATGGTTATGGTTTAGGTGAGACTGGTCCTGCAAATCCAGGCAATATTCATTTTCCTGCCAATGCACTAATAACCGCTATTACCGGCTCGCCTATCGATCGTGGCATTGCTATTATAGACCCAGATGGTGTTACTGTATACGAACTTCGTGGATACAATAATACTCCCGCCACTCCACAAGCATCAGGTCTACGAATGTATGATGCAAATAGTCGAGGATATGATTTAGGTTCAGCAAGATATGGCTTTTCGGCTAGTGGTGTTGGCAATCTTTTTGGATTGTTACGTGGATTTGAGTTTAATGATACTGCAACTATAATTCGGCATGTGTTACAGTTGGCTTTATCTTATAATGCCGACACCGAATGGACACAAGATCATGGCGGCCCAATCTTACAAGGGGATTATATATCTCCTGCAAATGGTGTTGACAGCCGTTGTAATACCGATGTTGATAGCTGCACTGGTAATGTGAAATATGGCTCTAGATGGGCTATCCCTCCTGAAAGTAAAGGTGGGCCAGATTTAGACAGTCTTGGTCTGACAGCTAGAGAGATGCAATTAGCCATCTGTCTTAGAGATTTTGGTACTATTGTTATTGATGGTACAGACAGTGCTGCAATGCGGTGTGATCAAGGATGGAATTCTGGTGTCTTAGTGGCTGTGCGTGATGCTATGCGCGAATTATGGCCACGATTGCGCCGGATCACCAACAGCACTGTTATAACAGGAGATGTAATAGGCGGTGGTACTACAATAGGTGGCGTGAATTCAGCGCTTGTCGAGGACAATGAAGCCCAAGCTGCAAAGGCTGTAGTGCGTCATCTGTTAATGAGAGTATTAGAATGGGGATATGAACGCCTTTATTTCTATCAACTTATCGAAAATTCTGCTGACGAAGAATTTGGCTTGTTAAAACGGACAGATGGTACACCAAAGCAAGCCTTTCATGCACTGCGCAACATAATTGCAATCTTCAAAGATGCTGGGGATGTTCATAATACATATGATTTATCATATTCTACATCTGGCACTACTGCCGACATGCAAGAATATGTTGTGCAGAAGAGAGACGGCAGATGGTACTATATTATATGGCGCGGTATTGGTGATGGTAATAAAGAGTTTCTAGAGACGGAAGGCACTAGAGTATCTGTCACATTAAATGTAACAGGTATCACAGAAGCTAAGCGATATGAGCCAACACTTGCTACTGACATGACAGCAGCCTTAAAGCAGACATATACCTCTCCTACTGCTATCACATTCTCTGTCCCTGATCATCCTGTGATTATTGAATTAACTGGCGCAATCTATGCCGGTAGCACAGATGATTGGGCCGCTGTTGCATTGGAGCTTCTTCCTTCATAGGAATATTATAATGAATATTGATATCGGCTTCCATTATCGTGCTCGTGCCTATGAAGTAGATGACTTCGTTGCTAGAGATGCTGCTCTACTAGAAGGTGATGAGCTTAATATTTATCTTGATAAAGTGCTCGGTCGATATGGTCGTGTCATATGGCATGATCATGGTCATAACCTAGTCACTGATGGTGGTGCTAGATGGCTGATTACACATGGCTTTGTAACAGCACAGAGCACCATCCCGTGGTTTATCATGCCGAAGTCTACCGGCACTGGTGATGTTGCTGACACTGCTGCTTCCCATGGAACATGGACCGAGATAACTGGATATTCACAGACGGCTCGCCCAGCATTGACATTGGTGGCTCCGACTACAGGTCGCAGTGCTAATAACACAGCAAGTCTTGCTAGCATCACGGCGAATGCATCGATTACAGTTGCTGGATTTGCTCTGGTCAGTGTGAATACAAAGAGTGCGACTACTGGCACGCTCTTTAGTATCAGTGATTTTGCTAGCTCTTGGGCTGGGACGTCTGGTAACATTCTTCGTATTACCGCTACAGTGAGTGCATAATCAATGGCACTAGCAATTGCCGGCACAATTAGTGTCATCAACTTTAACACAGTCTTGCAGACTGCTACCGGCTCGACACATGCTGTAACATCTGGCACTGACACATTGCTATTTGTGTGGATCACAAGGGTTCGTGACACACAAGAGCAGCCTGTCTTTGGTGCGAAATGGAATGGTGATGACCTAACTGCGCTATCAACAAATTATTCTGGTGCTATTCATGGTGATGATTTTGCCTATTGGATGGCGGCTATTAATGCACCAGATGTCGGGACATTTGATTTAGCATTAGTGACTGGCGGCTTTGATCAAGCTGGCGGTACTATGCTGCTCATCAATCTGACAGACAATGACACGACCAATATTCTAGGTGCTATCACATCACAGCGTAAGGCAGCTACTGCTACCAATACAGTAGGACCACTATCTATCACTCCTGTGACCGGCGGTGATAATCTCGTTGTAGCCATCCTAGGGATATCACAGAACACCACTCTTACCACATTCACAGGTACCGGATTTACAGCCGTCTCCACAGGCACCGCATCTAATAATAACCTGCTTACGCGGACCATTCGTTACAAAATTGGCAGTTCGGGTGCTCAATCTGTCTCAGCCGCTTTTGGTGCGTCAGACGTTGATATTGGCGGTGTGATATTTGAAATTAGAGGTGCTTCGGCTACCACGACCGACAAGTCAGGTGCAGTTGCTATCAGTGCTGATGTTACAAGTGGTGCCGCTAAGGCTTCTAAAGGCACTGCACCGAGTGCATCAATCCTGGAAGGCAAGAAAGCTTTTACTTCAACATTGATCATTCAAGGAGATGACACCAACGTCTCTCGTGCAATGGTGCGTGTAGGCTCTAATACCACTACACGCTTTGGCATGAAGCGATTGCAGACAGGAGTAGGTGGCAAAACATCTGTCATTGCTTGCGAGGCATTGCTAGATGATGGCACGTCTTATATCGAGAGCTATGAAGGTGCATTGACTACAGGTGTCAGTGTCGCTAGTTGGGTGCAAGAGCCTGGAACCGGGCCGCAACTGACGATTGATGGCCAAGATCGCGACCCTTCATATAAGACGGGTGCATCCTTCTCAGGTGGCATCGTTGTCGCGACTAATCCTATGGAAGTCGGTGCCTATTCAGACATCAGTGTTGCAGCTTACTCGGGGCTGATGGGCCGATGGATTGTCGATAGTAAGATATGGACATTCCCACAGCGCAGGCTCTTTGCAAAGAGCGTGCTCGACCCTGACAGGCTCTTCGGATGGGGCGAGCGGAATGTGCCGGCCGATAGCAATCGCTCTCCAGTGGCTCTTCCTGTCAATGTCTCACTGCGAGGGGCAGCCTATTTAGACATCTCGCCAGTGATGATCGATCCTGATGCCTCGCAACCCGGATTGGTAGGCGTCTCGGCACCGGCGAATGGCACGGCACAGGTATTAGACAATACCAAGATGCGCTACACACCGAATGCAGCTTTTCTTGGGAAGGATAGCTTTACCTACACCATTAAAGATAATGGTGGGAAGTCTAGCACAGCCTTTGTTGATGTGACCGTGCTTGCTGGCGTGATTACTGCTGTCACTGATACTATCAGTGTGCAACAAGACACTGCTATTACTTTCAATCCTGCCGCTAATGACACCGGAGGTGTCGGCACTCTGAAGGTGTCGGCTGTTGGCTCTGCTGCACATGGCACGACAAAGCTTAATGACGACAAGACAGTCACTTACACACCAACATCTGGCTACACAGGCAGCGACACATTTAACTATGACGTAACAGACGGTGTGTCTACAGTCTCCGGCATTGTTAATGCTACCATATCTGCATCAGCCAGTGCCAATGCCGTTGATGACACTGCTAAGACAAAGAAGGGAGTGTCAATTGATATTCCTGTCTTAGACAATGACACTCCGAGTGGCGTGAAGGTTGATAGCATTGTCACACAGCCATCTAATGGCACTGCTACAATCAAGAGTGGCAACATTCTCATTACTTATGCACCGAAAGCCGGATATGTAGGTAAAGATAGTTTTGTCTATAAAAATAAACTTTCTACTAATGCCACTACCGATCAAGCCACTGTCAATATCGATATTCGTGATCCTGCTGTCAATCGCTCCGGTCTGCCTTGGGTGTCTGGTGCCGATATGATCAGTGATGGTGATCCTAGTCAGATGACAAAATTTGGCACGTGGAGAGGTAGAGAATTAGATTGCTGTAGTGCATTTATGGGTGGTGGTTACTGGAATAAAGGCAAAACCCTTGCAGGATGGGTTGGCGGTGTCACGACAAAGCGCAATGGAGTAATTGAGAAAATCAAGAATACTGATCGAATAGTCTCATTTGCATATCCTATGTTGCTCATTGATGATGACCATAATTTTGCCAAATGTGTAAATGATAGTGAATATCTAAAGACATATCAAGCCAATGCTAATGAGATTAAAGCTATCTATGGCACGGCATCTAGTGCTGATACTATCTATGTCCGCATCGGATGGGAAGCCAATCAAGGTTATCAATGGTCATTTGATATGGGCACGACGCCCGATGAGTATATTCCAGCATGGAGGAAGATTGCATTAATCTGGAAGAATACTTGTCCTAATGCAAAGATCGTCTGGAACATAATCAAATCTGGCAAGAGTAATCTTGCTAGTTATTATCCTGGCGATGATGTTGTCGATATTATTAGCCTAGATATGTATGATAACGGATATCAAGGAGGATATATCACCACTGAGGCGCAATGGCAGAAGCAAAAAGGTGTCTATGTCCCGAGCACTGGAGAAGTCACGGGATGGGATGGCATTGTCCAGTTTGGAAAAGCGAAAAAGAAAGACTTTGCTATTGATGAATGGGGATGCTCTTTCAATAAAGATGGGCAGTCTCCAGACAATCCGACAAATAATTCCTTCTTTGCCGGTCGGATGTTTAAATGGTTTAATGAACTCACTAACGCCGGAATTGTGATTGCATTTGAGAATTATTTCAATGGCGCTATTGCTAACAGAATATTGAATGCAGATGGAGAGACTTTGTATGTGAATAGTCCTAATGTCGGGAAGGCTTATAAAGCCGCCTGGACACCATAAGGTAATAGATAATGGAGAAGCTAGAAACTGCTACATCGCATATTAACTGGCAACCTCTTGTCGACGCACTCGCTCGGTTCATTGACATTGTCTCGTCATGGGCCAGTGGATCGCTCTCAGGAGTGTTGCTAGTTATTGTGCTAGCTGTGCTCTTGTGGGGACGGGATCGCACAGCCGGTTGGCTAGAAGCACTCGGATGGAATGGCATAGTAAATGCCATCAGCTCAGTCTGGTCAGCACGAGGAGTGACTGTCAACACAACAAAGGAGGCGAATTTCAATGTCCCATTACTTCCTAGTCCCACGGAGCATAGTGCAGATCTGGAAAGAGCACTTGCTTTGGTTAGTAATAGTAACACCGATCATCTCAATAATTCTCAGCCGAGTAATATAACCAAAGTACCTTAGACAGTAGTAATTATAATGCCTGATAATAATTCCGGCTCATTCTCAGCACCATCAGCAGTCAATTGGTTTGCACAACTGTGGCCTATGATGGTCGCAGCTGGTGTTGCCATTCTTGCATGGGGCACTCTGTCGTCTAACACTGCACAAAATAGCAAGACTATCGATCAAATGCTAGGCATTGTTAATGCGCAGAGTGCCACCATTGCAGTCTTACAACAACGAGTTGATGATTTGTCACGTGCTGATTTGAGGTTTGACGCCGCCGTTGATACCAGTCGCACAAAGAGAGATGGAGAAATTCAGCAAATCAATAATCACATTGCTGCAACTGATGGTCGTGTCAGTGTGCTTGAATATAACACTGCACGTGCGATGGATAGACTAGAAAAACTAGCGAATGCTGATGCACGCAAAAGGTAAGTGCGATGAATTATGGCTGGCCATGGGAAGATATATTAAATAAGGTCATTGATAGAGAGGGTGGATATGTTAATAATCCATTTGATAAAGGTGGGCCTACTAAATATGGCATCACTCTAGCAACATTGCGTCGATATAAGAATAATGAATTCTTGACCGCTAAAGATGTCGAGAACATTAGCACTGAGCTAGCTAAAGAAATTTATTGGGCTATGTGGATTGTTGAACCTGATAACAAATATCACCTCTTGCCTGTCAACGAACTATTCTGTGATCTACTATTAGATACTGCCATCCTATTCAGTCCTGCACGTGCTAATAAATGGCTTCAAGATAGCATTAACTGCATTCTTCAAAGTGATAGCCTCTTGGTTGTAGATGGTATTATCGGCCCCGCTACACGGACACAGGCAGCTCGTTGTAACACCATTGACCTAACAATGGCTATTGTTGTGCGACGAGTGAAAAGACACTGCAAGCGATGTGTTGAAGATCCATCCCAGTTAATATTCTTGGAGGGATGGATAGAGAGAAGCACTAAGTTTCTTGGAAAGCTTACTTAGGCAGTTACTTATATGAGCCAGACATTTGTTGTCAAAGTTCGCACTACACAGACATTTGTAATTAAACTGCCATCGACACAAATCTTTGTCGTAGTCAAGTCATAACGGAATTCTTATAATGAATAATTCATATCTGCAATATACGTCTGGCAACTTCGTAATTATTAACAAGAGCACTGCATAAACAATTAAATTTGTTGTGCAATATTAAATGTTTTAAGCATAAGTTATAGGAGCATTTTATGCCTACAGATTTCCGCGACACAGAAAATAACCTGCCGATTGTCTATCGGAATACGACAGCGGCACTAATCTTCAATATTATTGATGAAGATGAGCAACCATATGATCTAACCGGCGCACTTGATATCACATTCGTTATCGGCGAGTATGCTGGTGCTAGTGCTAGAGATCTGCAAGTTAATCTTGTAAGCGGCATCACGCATGGTGATGTTAATGGTCAAATCAACGTTATATTGACTGACACACAAACAGGAAGCCTGCCTATTGGTGATCGTTGGTGTGACTTATTTCTGCGTGATGCTGATAATGTCGTCAGTCTACTCGCATCTGGTAAGATCACTATTAAAGATAATATGATTAGCACTGTTGACCCTGATGCACCAGAAGTGGTGAATGAGATAAGTGCTATTCAAGAGTTTTTGGCTGTTGCTCATAATGGAGATGGGACACTTAAGACTATTGATGGGGAGATTATAGAGATAGATGGTGACAGCCTTCCTGCTGTCATTGATACAAAAGCTCCTATTGCATCACCAACATTTACAGGCACACCGTCTGCACCAACGCCATCAACAGGTGATAGCTCGACTAAGATTGCTACTACTGCCCATGTCCATGCTGTGGTTGATGGGATTGTTGATGGTGCGCCCGAAGCATTAGACACTCTTAATGAATTAGCTGCGGCTTTAGGTAATGATGCTAATTTTGCTTCTTCTGTAAGTGATGCCATAGCATTAAAGGCTGCTATAACAGATCTCGCTGTTGGCAATTTGCCGATCAATCTTGGCTCATTATCCGCAACCTATAATAATGATGGTACACTTGCTTCTTACACAACAGCAGGGGTCGTTTATACACTTACCTATAATGTTGATGGCTCCATTGCTACTAAATTAGGTGGTGGGCATCTATGGACATACAATTATGTGGCTGGATCATTAATCTCTATTGTGGTGAGCTAATATGTCAGTAGTTATTTGGGTTGATAATACAACAGGCAACGATACTACCGGCACGGGTAGACGAGCGGCACCTTATGCCACATTGATTAAAGCTCAACAAGTGGCAGTTGACGGTGACGAAATAGCATTAGTTGCTTCGGCTACAAGTTATCAAACAGACCATACTGTCGCACCACAGAACGTTTCAATAACGTATAGAGGCACATCAGCTGCTACCACAAAAATAAAGTGTGCATCAGCAGGCAGTGACGCACTTCGCATTGATGGTGCACGTGTCCGTTTGGTGAATATAACATTAGAGGGAGCGTCAACAAGCATTCAAAGCGGTATACGCCTGAATGCAGGAGCGTGGGCAGACCTATTTGGTTGTGTTGTAGAAGCTGCTTGTGATCGTGCTATTACATGGTCAGGCTCAGCTTGCAGTGTTCGTGCAGAAGAATGCAATTTCAATAGTCGCACGATGACACCATCCGGCACATGCACAGGAGAATTTATTAATTGTAGTGGAATGGCATCTACCTATCAAACTCAAGATACTTTAGGCACTCTTGGGCGCACTGGTGCACGGCATCTACATACCTTTCTACGCTCTTCGCTATTCTATGCGGCACCAGAATTTTATCAACCTGGATCGCGTGAGGTGTGGGTTAGCACTACTGGCTCATCTAGTAATTGGCGTGATGGCACAGAAACGTTGCCTGTTGACGATATTTATGATGCTATAAGATTACCGGGTGTCCGCACCGTTGTATTGACTAATTCTGGTGGCGAAATTTATAACCTCGCTACTGTTGGTAATATCAAGCTCCGTGGTCGCTTGCTGGATATTATTGGTTGTCTGGATAGTAATGATCTCGGTCCCGAATTACGCTTTTCCACAGTTTATGCTAGTGGTTGGACCGATGACACAGGGGCTTGGTACCGCACCGCTACAGTCAATCCCGGTGTGTGTTGGGATAGTGCACATACAGATGGGGCAGGTAATTGGCTTGGCTTAATTGAAACAGCATCCATTGCTGCATGCAAAGCACTTAATAATAGTTACTACTTTGACAGCGGAGCTAGCCGTCTATATGTACGTATGGGGGCTAGCGTCGATCCAACAAATATTCTACAAGTCCCTGTCCAAAATCATGGCATCGAAATTTTTTCTGGCACCTATAAAATCCGTAATATAAAAGTTCGTGGATGCATTCTTAATGGCATCTTTGTTCGTGCCGGTGGATACTTAGATATACTCTTCTATGAAGGTATGACTAATGGAGGAGATGGTTTAGACACGCAGTTTGGAGCAGAGATATATGCTCGTCACTGCAAAGGAATGAGTAATGGTACATTAGATCATTCAGCTGGGGATGGGTTTGGTATTCACAAGAAATCTGTTGGCCGATTTGAGCACTGTATCTCACAGTTTAATCAAGACGATGGTTTCTCGCCGCATGATAAATCGGATATGGAGCTTATCTCTTGTACTAGCACGAATAATGGTGATAGAGGTGCTGTGGCCGTTGATGGCGCTTTTATGACTATTAGTGATAGTCTCATCCACGATAATGGTGGACAGAATATTTCTGCAGAAGACAGCACAACGGTTATTGTGCGTAGTACCACAGTATATAATCCGGGTAGTGGACAGCCGAATATCCGTGTTATTACTGGAGGCAATTTATCTCTGTATAGTGTTACCGACAATCTTGGTGCATTGGTAATTCCGACTACACAGGGTGGTGGTACTTATACACTCGATTTAGATGATCGTGAGTACATAAGACGCGAGATAATTAATGCTGCTTTAATTGGCTAGCTACATTCACACAGACTGTCAATCGTTCTCAATTAGCGACAAAATTTCGATATAGTGCTTAATCCTATGCTCTTCACCAATATGCAATTGTGCAGGATTAAGCCATACCACATCACCAAGATGGAAATAATTAAGAAAGCTTGGTGGCACCTTGGTAACAAGATCATCTGCACGGCAGTAATTAGTAATACCGAAGCAACAAGGCTCGGTATACTGATTAACACTAAATTTGTAAATGGCACGCGGAGTGGCAAATGTGATGGCAGGCACTTTTAGACTATAGCCTACAATGCCAGCCGCAGCAGCGCCGAGGGAGTGACCAGTAACAAGTGTCACTCCCTTATCTTTTGCAAATGCATAAGCAACTTGTGCATGATGAAGAAAGCCTTTGTGCCAGAATAGAGTATCACCTTGCATGCACTCTGGCTCACCATTGAAGTTATATCTGATCCAATCAGAGAATTCATCAGTGCCACGAATGATTAATATTCTCTGATCTTCAAATGGAAAGATGCAACTAGACACACCTTGGATTTCTATTCTCGCCTCTTCTCCTGCAAGGGCTCCCTGATAGTCTGCATCTATTAGACGTGCCAAGATGAGAGGGGACGGGATAGGCATAGATTTACTTTCTGTTACTTTAGACAACTGTAAGGGGACCAACGTTGCAAGCAATGTGAGCAGTAATAGCTTGCTGAATAGTGTCAAGCTTTTTGATTGCATAGCATTGGTCCAAGATGTCGCAGGTTGTGGATAACTTGGAGGGTAGGGGAGGTTAAAAATATCTCTTCCTCTTAAGGAATGTGTGGTTGTCAAAAGACACTATCCGGCTTACACAGGAAGGGCAAGTCTATCCCGGCTCATTCACAGGGTTATCCACATGCAAATAGGTCCGGTCATCCATAAGGCGATCCTCGACGACAACCCGAGGGGCGCTTAGTGCTACGTGATGTTAAATCCTCTATGGATGAGATTATTCCTAGACCAGCTCAGGAATGCCCCGGCACCAGGACTGACATTGCGTGTGTGGTGCGTGGTGTTGACTGCATTGCAATTTGGCAAGCGAGAGATTGCTGTCAACACGACAGAGCTTGCTTACCTCGCACACACCACACGTGCCGAGGTAAGCCGAGCTATGACTTTTCTGCAGGGTTTAAAGATGGTCGAGCGTGTCAAGCCGGGGGTTTATGCTATCAACCCTCATGTGTGCTGGGCAGGCAGCCTGCTAGAGCGGGAGGCTACAGTGAGAGACTATCAGGCGCCTGCCTTGGAAGTGGAAGAGGTTCAATAACGCCTTTCGCTGCAATGTCTTTTAGTGCTGTCAAGACCTCGGATATGGAGATTTCTCTTAATGGCAAATCTCCATATCGATGGTATTTGTTCAAAAACAAATCATTACTTTCTTCTTTAGACAGCTCTAGAAAGCCATTAGCATAGCAGCCTGCTGGTACCTGTCTTTGTTCTTGGGTCTCAGCGAAAGACAACTGTATCCAGCCACCTAAACATGCCACAGTGCCACAAGGCTCTGTAGCTGGTGCGGCCCAAGAAGCATATAGCTCAGACACAGCATGGTAGCGATTATGCTTACAAAAGAACCAAGAACGCATGTTGAAGCGATGAGGACAGTTGGCCTCGACACGCTTCATTAGATCGATAGTCTTCTGTAGATTGTCTTTATTCATCAGACGTCTCCTGCTTCATAAGCTACGAATAACATGCGCTCCATTGCTTCAGCGGCACTGTTATAGTGGTTAACAAGATATGTCGACTTCCAGTCGATAGCGTCTAGCGCCGAGCTTGCTGTCGGCATGACAGAGACATCTTCGGCAAAGCTGCATCGCTTGTTGTAGACACAGATTGATTGTCTCTTAGCACTCCACCTTGTCTTGCATTTATATTTCTTGGCAATCTTGCGAGCTTTGGCTACATCCTTTTTGATGTAAGCATCTTGTTCTGTTGTAGTAGACTGTGATCTAGCTTGCTTGATATAGAGTTTGGCGAATAGCTTTGCAATCTTTCTATCGCACCGTTGCGTCAAAGCTGCTCGTTGATCAGCAGTCGCCTCATCACACCTGTTGAAGTATTTGATGAAGATAGTATCTTGGCGGCGGCCAAATTTCTTGGTATATGATTTGGATAAAAGCACTGCCCCTGCCCAAAGAAAATTAAATCTCTCACTATGCGCAAGGCATAGCTTCTTTGTTATCTCTACCTTCCTCCCGAAGGTCTCAAAGAAAAGCTCGCTTTGATTGTGGCACGCACCAGCTTTGACCAGTTGGTCAAGAGTTATATAAGCTTTCATGTCTTCTCTATCCTAGATACCAGATGACAACTACCCACATCACGAAGCTGACTATCATTCCATAGACTAGTCCCTTACAGAATTCCATCATTCGTCTTCCTGAGTAAGCGTGATCGAGAAGCCGGGAGGGCAGGGAGTAAATAGCATGTCTTTAAGATATGGCTGCTCAATAATCTTTTGCTTGAATGGTGAGAGTACCAAGAAGCCTGTGCCACAGCGAATGCCAAAGACAGGCAATGTGCCTTGCACAATTGCCGTAACGTCTGTTGGCACCATTTTATAAATCTTTCCTTCTTTTATCCCGGAATAAGTGAAGTCAAGCTTAGTGAAATTCGTTTCTGTCGTGCTTTTGATTGACATAATCAATCCTTCACATTCAAAGCAGTTGGCTTGTTGCACCGAACGACAACCTCTCGCATGGAGTTCGCAAATCTCTCTCCACGCTTTTCATAGCCGAATGGACAGAGGTCATCAGCGCGGCTATAGCACATGCTATAACCCCAAGCGCCGCAGTTGATAATCTCGTCGCGGCTACCATCAGCATTTGTCTGATAACCGGCCGTGGTGCATGCCGAGAGGGCAAGTGCACCGAAAACCAGGCTAATCTTCATCATTTTTCTTCCTCCAAATGCGCCAGCCATATGCAACGGTAATCCAACTTTTAACAGGCTCCCATGTGTAGTCATGATTACCAGTTGGCACCTTGCCGGATGTAGCCGTCACATAGTCATCATCTAGTGTGTAGACAGGGCAAGGTGTCCGTGTAGATTGATAGCGATACTCTTTTACCTCCTTATCATCCATGTCATAGTGCATGGCAAGTGCTAGACAGATCGAGAATTTAAGCGTCATTCATGTCCCTCTTGTTTATGCAGACAAATCTACCGCTGTTGACAACAGCAATCACATTGCTCTTGTCATAGATCTGCAATATCAAGATTGCATCTGACATGGAAGAATACTCTTCGATGTAGATAGCATCACCATCTAGAGCACACTTCGGGATGATGCCTTGTCCGTGTAGGCTGCGGATTGTAGCAAGCCTCACAGGAAGCTCGTTAGACGTGAGCGAGTTCATGCTGTGCCTCTCGCACATGCTGCCGCATTCTCCGATACTCGGCACGAATGACATTAGACAGCGGGCCTCTACCTTTCCACCAGAGTGCTTTGCCCGTCTTTGCTAGCCTCTCATAGGCGTGCTGTGCACCTTCATAGACATAGCTACCTTCAGCACTGCGCTGCACACGGAAGGTGCGCGTGATCCGCTTTCCAGTGTTAGGACAGTCATAGGAGAGGGTGCAGTCATGGGCCGATGTGGCTGTGAATGACGGTCTCATTTATCTTTCTCCGGGATGAGAATTAGGTTGTAAACAGGGTTGATGATTTAGACATCGGCATCCTCCGTTAATGATAGACTATTCTTCTCGGCTGAGAACAAGATTGACGACAGTGCTATTATCGTCCTTCGTCTCAACTTCGATGGCTGCTTGATTTAGCACTGTGCCGTCAGAAAGCATGACACGGATTGTGTGCATGGGATGCTTACGGTTGCCAAGAAGGCCCCATACCATGACACGTAATAGGCTCTCGACATTGTCGCAAAGCATCTCTTTGTGCATTACCATCTTAGACATTCTGGATTTTCCTTATAGATCGTCAAGACAGCTTCTTAGCTTTCTCTAGTGATGTGAAAGGGCCATGATGTTCCATGGTGTGGTTGTCACGTCTCCACCATCCACGTGCCAGCAACCCGCCTTTGCCATCGTCACGAGGAAGCTTGCCACTGCGACCACTGGCATAGAAGACTACCCATTTCCCACTGCTGCTACGATGGCAAAGGGACCGAGTTGCAGGGATCTGTGCCATAGAGAGATGTCCTTAGATTGAAGCTCTCAGTTGGACATCCCGTAGGATGCCCTTAGAAAGCTCTAGTCCTGTCCGTAGACTTCTAACCAGGGATAGGGACCGAACCAAATTCGGTAAGAAGTGTTACGATAAAATGCCTTCGTTTGATAAGCTTCATCAATAGTAAGACGCAAGAGCGCAATAGGACGCTTTACACAATGTATGCGTGGCCATTGGCCAGTTGTATAGGCACTTTGCCATACCGAATAAGCTAACGTCTCGGCATGCTTGTCCATCTTAGATACTCCTCTGAGTTAAAGCCTTCAATCGAGCACTCCGGGAAGTGCTCTCAGAAAGCTCTTATTGCCAGTTGCGGATGATGTAAGATGTCCTTGCCTTCCAGTGCATATTCGCCAGCATCTGCAGTTCTGCGATTTGCTCTTGTGCTCTATCGATAACTTCTGATGCCTTCTTCCCATCCCGACAGAGTATCCATGCCTCCGCAGACTTCTTAGTTTCTGCTTCAATCTCTACGATCCTTGCGAGGCAGTCATTCTTGGTCATCTGCTTAACTCCGTCTATCCGTCTTGATGTCCCTATCTTAGTGCATTCAAACAATCTGTCTATAGGAAATCGTACAAAATGTGAGTGATCTCACAATTTTCTATCTAGACAGCCGCGCTAGCCAATCTGAGGCCCGTAGAGAGGCGACAAGGGTTCCAGGCACGATCATAGCCGGCAACTCCTTATCGGCCGCTGGTGAGCATATTAGATTTTTTATCATTCCTACAAAATTGGCAGATATTCTATCTTGACTAGGACTAGAAAGATATCAGTAGCAATCGATGAGACTGCCATCAATTAATAGGCACTAAGAGACAGAAAAGGAATATTGACTTATAAGATATCTCTTGCCATAATCTGTGAGCGGTCCACACAATGAGGCATCCAACAGGAGGATATTTAATGGACTTTGATCAAGCTCGCGATGTAATGCTGGCACGCCTGCCGAGACAGGATGCATATGCACCACAAATTTTGATGGCTTGTGGCCATATGAATGAGGCGATCAGGTTGCGCGAGCTAAGGTCTCTGTGTGACGAAGCCTTTGACCTGTGGGAACGAAGCTCGTCGCCCGGTGTGTCGATATTTGCGGCTCGCCTTCCGCACGGTTTCAGCAAGAGCGTGTATCAGGCTCTAACCGAAGCGCACGAACTACTCCTAGTCGCGAGAGATGAATATTACAGGGAGGCTATCTTGCCTCTTGTAACAGAGGCTCGCAACAGGCTTGGTCTAAAGGATGAATAGCCATGCATCAGGGCAGGGGAGGGATGGGCAGTCACAAGCATGGAACGGCCGGACATCCCACTAAGTCACCTAGGTTTCGGCTCGCCACGAAACTAGAAGCAGAGAAGGATGTAAAGAGGGACCGGAAGACCGTCGGTATGAAGCTGTCTCTGAAAGAGCTATTCAAGAGGAAGTAAGATGCAACATCCAAATATCTTAGCGAACTATCGCTTACTCTATAAGGCGCGATACGGCAAAGAGTGGCCACACTCTGATGCTGAATTGTCGGCACTCATTGGTGCTATTGGAGTGCTTAGCACCAATGAAGAGCAAGATGCGGCCGTATTAGAGGAAATGGAATGGTACTTCGGCAATAGAGCGAAGAAAGCCACAAAGTCATAAGCCAGTCATACAAGAAAATGCCTCGGAGCATGAAACCTCCGGGGCATCTTCATTGGTTGCCGGGGCAGGGCTCGAACCTGCACCCTCTAGGTTCAAAGCCTAGTGACCTACCATTAGTCTACCCGGCATTAAGGACTGTTGATATAGAAGTCGTCTACCGCTTTCTTATCCATCAGCACCAAGCCATCCTTCGTTCGCACCTCTTGCGGACTGCCAGCATTGCAGCTGATTAGATCGATGATTGCTTCTTTAGCATCATCTAAGGTCTCACATTCCATTTCTCTTGTGTTGTCATGCACTTTATATATAAGGATGCATTCATCAGTCATGACTATTCCTCTATGTCTTCAAAGAGCCATGGCCCTATTGGTGGCTCCTTCCACTCTCCTGTCTTTTCATATTCCTCAATAGCCGCGAGCGTAGTCGTCGCGATGCTATGATCTCGATTAAGATATTGTAGACGCATCTGCTGTCTACGCTTTAGGCTACGGATAGCATTCTCTTTGTCAGGATAGCAGTAGCGCTTATCGGCATTGTCTAATATAAAGCGGGCTTTATGCCCCATGCCTTCGCTTACCCATGCACCTTTTGGTGTGCGTCGGACGACATGAAAAGAGCGGTAGTAGATAGATCTAAAGACAGGAGGTGCATAGTCGTGCTCATATTCAGAATGAATTTCAGCTCTATAGTAGATGGTCATTTAGATTGCCTCATTCATTTGAGAATTCTAGCGTAACGGATTTTATCGATTATGGGATGATTATCAACTCGTACTCGGCTCTGGCAAGACCAAGAACGGCCCTTTACTAGAGCCTCCTTTGTCCATCCAACGGCCCTTAGACTAATTCCGCTTTCGGTTGCCAGGATATAAGTAATGATTTTGTCATATCCCATCGCTTGGCTAGCTCTAGCACAAGCACTATATAACATAGAGCAACCATTAGCTACTCCATTAGTGCACAAGCGAGTAACTTCGGCGGTATAACCGTTATCTAAACCGCGTGCAACTGGATTACCGACACAAGCCACACCATATATTTTGTCTTGATATTCTAAGCATAAAGAGAATTTATGCCCTTGTGGTGGCCAATGATGTCGGTGGTATTTCTCGATATATTCACGTGCTTCAGAGAATGTGATAGGCGATATCCGCAAACCTTTAAGATATTCGGGCATTCATGAAATCTCTCACTTGAAGATTGACAGATATCTAATCTTCTTAAAGGGCATATGCACCTTTGGCACCATGAAGCTATCTGCATTCACTTCAGCATCTAGCTTCGGAAACTCTCGGAAGATTGCCGTCACGAGATTGAACGGCGTCAGGTTCTTAAGAGCTTTCCTTAGATCCTCATAGACATCTTCGCCGACTATTGGACGCCGCTCGTCTGGCTCACATTGACATCTGATGCTGAGCAGAAGATTATAGGTCGGATAGACTTTTACCAATCCACAGCTCTCTTGACAGCCATCACACTTAATAAGGCTGTTATTCGCAGAGTAGCTTAGGACAAAGTCGATTAGGCTTTGTGGTAACGATTGGGTTGACAATTCGTGGCACTCCATTGTCAATGTTGTAGTGAGGAATATATCTAATCTTTTCTTTAATATTGCCTTCATAGTCGACAAGTACGATATTGCCGCAGCCTTCACAGAGAGCAGAAGCAAGGAAGCCATTGTCACATTGCTCCTTTGTAATCAGTCCTACAAAGTCATTGCCTTGCTCGCCCCATGTAGATGGGTAGCAGTCCTTACAGAAGTCAACCATTCTTTTCCATTTCTGCTTTGATGATATCAAAGTTTTGCTCTAGTCCTGTCCGCAGGTCTGCTAAGGCTTCTCGATGTGTCAGCCCTGCACCGACCGAATAGACATTCTGGCGTCGAGACAGCTTGTCTTGTGTATATGCAGCAGCTAGATAGCGTCCCTTGATTAGCTTAATGCGGACATGCAATCCAAGACGGACATCGGGAGGTGGAATATTGATATCTTGTTTTGCAGTCATCAGAGTTCCATTGCCCTAGCACTTTGCAATCTACAATTCCACCACTCCACAGCCGCTTTGACATTGTGTGGTGCAAAGTGATGATGCCGTTTGTAGAGAATAATAATCCCTAATTCTCTTCTCGTGACTTCGATTGCACCATATTCAATAGCCTTTGCTCGCTTAGATAAGCAGATATCATAATGGCCTTTTTGATACCATTTCCGTGCCACACCAATAGCAGCGGCCATGATATGTAATTCTTCTTCAGTATCAGCAATCATGTGACACATGACCATGCGGCCATATGGAGCACGCATGTTATCGACATAGACTGTCATGTTAAGATATAACTTCTACACACTCACATTTGGCTTCTGTAATCTCTACATAATAATCACTACCTTCAAAGACAATATCATTGCCAGCTGAGCTTTTGAGGGTATCAGCGATCTCTTGGCCAAGGCCCATTGGTGATAAGCCTGCTGCTTTCTGCCATCCTTCTACATTGCATGCATCCATGTCAAGCGCTGCCAGTTTCTCGTCAGATAGATCGATGACATCAACAAGAAGCGTGATCCGAAATTGTCTCATCATTATATATCATTCTGCTTGATTTATTGGCTGCTCTACCTCTACACATGACACTCTAAGCACTTTCATATTATCATCACCGACAGCTTGTTGCCATGCAGCTGGATCATTCGCGTCAGCTTTATATTCATCAAACTCTTCTTTGGACAGATTAGTGATCTCGATTAGCAGTGTCATTTGTATCAACATAACAATAGTTCCCTATCCAATTCTAACAATCTGTCCATCAGCACTATGACGCTTTATATCAATAACGATTGCATCATCAATATTGATTTTATAATCTGCCAGTGCATCGCCATTACAGCGTTTGACAGCATCGGCAACATTAGCTGCTATTGCAAAGCTGTAGGGTTGTGTCTGTGGCACTTTATCATCGTCGAGTGATACTAACAACGTTACTCGATAGGTGCTCATTTCATTAGATCCTCGTCTCTTACGCCTAGGACGTGCGCTATAGACGCTATAGCCTTCAATTCTGCTCTTATTCGCACTACCCGCTGATCATAATTTATTGCTAATATCTCATTCCGTTTATCACAATGCTCTTTGAATAATATCCGTGCCTTGTTGAGCCTTGACAATCCATTTATTATTCGTAGCATTTCCCTTTCATCTAGTCTATCTATGTCAATCATTTGACATTCATCACTTCTTCAAATGTTTTCTTTGTCTTTCGATCAATGAAGCCTGCACAGAAGTCACTCTCTCTGACAATTGGCAAGACAGGGACATATTCATCTCCCTTAAGCACGATCTGTGGAGGATTGAGACGGCATAAATATTTCTTCTTGCCGTTCTGTGCATCCTTCATGCGCTTGTCAGATCGAAGTAGGCACCCCTCACAACGGACGGTGGGAGGGATAGGGCTATCATCATCAGGGACAGCAGGATGAGAGACAGAGGAATATGTCATGTATGAGACTTCTCAATATTAATTGCGTCAACAGTTAATTTAAATTCCATTTTTGGTGGGGAATGTTTATAGTTACTAATAGCAACAAAATAAGGACTGCCGCGAATAACAAGATCGTTGCCAGTGTTGAGATGGATAATCATCAACATTGTCTGGCCAAGCGGAAATCGGTCGGCATATTCAAGACAGTTAGGCAACTGGAACAAGGCATGCACAGTGCGAGTAGTTGCCCCACCTACCAGTTGTGTAAAGAGTGCTCCAAAATTATTTACTTTAATTGGTTCGGGAAAATATTCAGTCGTTATAGTGAATGCTTCAATATCAGCTTCTTTCACTGTAATGCTGTCTAACTCAATCACTGTTGACATCCTTCAATCTTCTTTCTAGTTACAATCAATGGAATATCTAGCAACCTCATATGAATAACTTGCCCTACCTCGCTCGCACCGAATAGCCAAGACGAGCCAGAATAAATCTTACCGCACCTAAAGACTTCTCCAATAAGCTCTATAATATCATCGTCTAGATAGAGTGTGAATTTCAGCATAGGTGATCTTGGTTCAAACTCTGTCCGCTCTGGCATGACTGATTTAGTTAAGCAGATACGCGCTGTGAGGCTAGCCCAATCTGAGCCTTTAATATAATTGCTCGTGAATTCAATCTGACTAATGCACTCTTCATCAACTCTGTAATCATATAGAGTTGAGAATTCTTGCACGTGCTTAGTCCAATATCGTCTAAGTCGGGAAAGGATATTCTGTAGATGGGCGATCATTGAATAACTCTTTACGTGCTATCTCGAAATATTTCTTTGATTTCTCGATACCAATAAATTTGCGTCCAGTATTTTGGCATGCAATGCCGGTTGTACCGGAGCCCATACAGTTATCAAGCACTATGTCACCTGGATTTGAGTATGTCTTAATGAAATATTCCATCATATCTAGTGGTTTCTGTGTCGGATGCAAGCCCCTTTCTACATTAAAGCATTGATAACTGCGTGGTCCTCTGTCTTCTTTTACTTCCGACATCCAGCTGTCTGCATAGTTGTTAGAATGATAATTAGGTCCTAGCCTGCTCCGTGTATGTTTAATGATGCGTGCCGCAGTCTTATTTAAACGTTCTTCAGATTGCGGGTTATAAACATGCTTACGGTTGTTAAAAACAAGGATGTTTTCGTGTTCCCTCATCGGTTTATTATGAGCATTAAGATGACCTGTCCCGCAATTCTTGATCCATATCCATTCACAATGGAACATTTCATAATTTGACATAATAATCTGTGTCGCAAATGGTTGCATAGAGGTAAAAATTAGTGTGGCAGTTGTAGAGCATATGTTTTTGTATAGTTGCCATAACAAGGGAAATTCGATTTTTGTATCCCATTTATTTGCGGTAACTCCATAAGGTAAATCTACTAATACTAAATCGATTTTATCTTGCAATCTTGGCATCACTTTTAAACAGTCGCCTAAATATATATCCGTATCCTTGCCACTTACATGCATATCACTTAGTCCAAAGCCAGCTTAGACAATTCCGACCAACGATGAAAGCCTTGAGTTTCATCATCATAGAATTCTACTTTCTCTTTGCCTTTGTCGTCAGTAATAACCCTCCAGTTAGTTGCCTTCTTTGTCTTCTTCAATGCAGCAGGGATGATCAATATCGTCTAAGTCGGGAAAGGATATTCTGTAGATGGGCGATCATTGAATAACTCTTTACGTGCTATGTTGAAGTATTTCTTTTCTTTCTCTATACCAATAAATTTGCGTCCAGTGTTTTGTGCTGCAATGCCGGTGGTGCCGGAGCCCATGCAGTTATCAAGTACTGTGTCACCTGGATTGGAATAGGTCTTAATGAAATATTCCATCATAGCAATAGGCTTTTGTGTAGGGTGCAAGCCTGTTTCCACACTAAAGCATTGGTAGCTACATGCAGTCCGCAATTCAGTGGTTGTCTCTGTAATGATCTCTTGTACAGCTCCCCAATTACTTGTTTTGCCAGCAAATCTTTGTCTGATCTTTTCAGCGACTTTGTTTAATCTTTCCTCTTTAATTGGATTAAACGTGTATCCACCACGACTAAATACAAGGATATTTTCATGCTCTCGACGTGGCATTATGTGATCATTCATATGGCCAGAACCGCGGTTCTTAAGCCAAATCCATTCATGCCTAAATAGTTCTTTGTTAGAGCATATCAATGATGCTGCAAATGGCTGAATAGCTGTTAAAACATAGACCGAATTATGAAAACTTATTCTGTAATAGCAATCCCACAATCGCGAAAGATTGATTGCTACATCCCATCGATTTGCGGTCTGTGCATAAGGCAAATCGGTTAATATTAAATGTGCAGTTTGTGTCAATGTAGGAAGAATATCTAAACAATCACCTAAATATATATCCGTGTCTTTCCCGCTTACATGCATATCATTTAATCCAAAGCCACTTTAGCCAACTCCGACCAACGATGAAAGCCCATAGTTTCATCATCATAGAATTCTACTCTCTCTTTACCTGTGTCGTCAGTCACGACCCTCCATGTTGTCGCTTTCTTGGTCTTCTTCAGTGCAGCTGGAATGATCAATGGCGGCTGATTAGGGATGTATAGAGGCTCTTCAGCATGTTTCCTCAAGATCCGTAGACAGGTATCCGCCTTCTCAATAGGAGCAATGCCGATCAATGCATCATGAATGTTAAGAGCAATTCGTGCATCTGATGGCCAATCATCATCTTCTTCTGCCATGTAGATAACACGATTGACTTTATCACCAATGGTAGACTGAGGGACGAATGCGACAATGCTTTCTAATGTCTGCTCTGTGATTAGCTCGGTTAAGACCCATCTACGGCCATAGAGATTGAAGAGTGTCTTGGTCTTTGTAGCCTGTTGCTCTGTCGCTTGCCACCAGCGCCGCAGTTCTGGATTGATCCTATGATACCGATTGTAGGCGTCTGCTGCTTCCCTAAGACTAAGACCAGTAGTCTCGGCTAGCTTCATAATCTGCATGCGATAGTTAAGACCATGCCGACAATTTAGTGTCACGCACACTGTATCTTCGTCGCGAACCAAGAATGCGCCTGTTGAAACCGTCGGACAATAAATTTTGCCGGTATATCGCCGCTCTCTTACCTCCATAGATGCATAATATGTTTGCGCTACTTTAACCGGCCGCATCATGTAACACTGACGTTCCCTACCCCGCCATGCAACACCATGATCAAAAATGGTAGCATGGTAACCTGTAATATGGGCAACAGCCTGAATAATTCTCATACCTTCTAGATCACAATTAAATATTCTTCCTGTCTTTGGGCAGCCATCCCAATATTTCAATTCATCTATAAACGCTTCTCTTGTCGCAGCGTCCCATTCTAGCACAGACCAATCTAGATGCTTCTTTCGAAACCCATAAATACGGAAATGCCAAATTCCTCCAGAATAACCTTCCCATAACTCAAACCTGGCATCTTTAACAAGTTGACGTAAACGAATAGCTTTCCGTTCTTTCGCTACAGATACCCTGATACTGTTATGATAATTCGCTTCAATTGTGCCATCTGCCCAGCACATTGCCCAAAGTCGGGCATACGGATAATATATCCCACCTTTCATTATACCATTAGTAGGCATGCCGCCATAGCGCTTTGAGAGAAAACTCTCTGCACTTCTTTCCGTCCATTTCCCATTATTAAAGACAGGCATTCTATGATCTAGGGTTGTAGTTAAGCAGACAAATTCACCGATAAAATCTATAACGTGTCCATCTTCGTCAGCTTCGTACCAATCACTTGGCACTTCCCATGACATTGTTTTGTCTTGTTGCCATATTGCTATAGCTTCTTTTGTTTTACAAGCTTCAGCGATACTAATCCAACCACGTTTTGTAAGCACGTCTACAGATGGTGGAAGACATCTCTTCGCAAGATATCTCAGAGTGAAGTTGTCTTCATCATCTTTGTCTTCTTTCGGCACTTCATCATATGGCATATTCCACATATCAGCAGCAAGCGATCTATGACAATCGAAGTTGCCTTCTATGCGTGCCTTTTCGAAATCATCAATCCACTTCTGAATTCCTGCTAGCCAGCCGACAACCCTTGCTTCAGCCTGCTCTAGATCGAAGTAGATTAGGCAGTATCCAGGCTCGCATATGAACATGGGATAGGCTTGTGACGGCACTGTCTGAAGATTGAGACCACTGCCCCACGGCGCTTGTGCTGATGACAATCTACCGGGTGCTTTGGTAGTGCCAAACTGTTTATATTCGCAACGTGCTCGACCATCACTGTCTATCTTGCTATTAGCATAGACTGAATAAAACTTGAATGCTTTTGTGTAGACAGAGAGCTTGTTGAGGACATCTTTTGCTTCATTCGAAGTCTTGCTGTGGGAAAGCATGCGTTTAATATTAGCTTTGTCGGTAGCGGTTCCTCGACCAACGAGCTTAAGTTTATTAAAGAATAACTCTCCCTTATCCCTTGGGCTCTTGGGATTTGGGAAGTAGTCATTATCTCCGGTAGCGGCGTGCACTGCTGCATGAAAATCTGCAAGCAATCGTTCAAGACGCACCTCAAGCTCTGATCTGACGTGCTGCTTGTAGACATCATCGACCTTAATACCGCCTACTGTCATCCGACTTAGGTGTGGATGCAATCGCATGACGTGATTAAAGAAGAATTCGTCTAGCCCTGCTTTGACCAGCTCTTGTTGAGTAGCCTGCTGCACTGCAAGAGTGATGCAGCAATCAGTGACATTATATTTCCAGAAGCGGTCGACACCGCCGACAGACTTCCATCCATCTTTATCAGATTTGTAATATGGATGTGTCGTGTAGCGACTGCACAGAAATTCTAGACTGTGTGGCAGATTAGGATAGAGGGTGTGATGAGCAAGTAATGTGTCATACCAGATTGGTAGGACAATCTTATCATTGAACCATAGCCAGATAGCGTCAAAGATGCCGTTCTGTGCGACTAGCTTCTTTTGTGTCTGGTAGGCAACGGCAATAGCTCGACGGATCTTTAGCTCTTGATCAAGAGGCCAGTAAGATTGCAGCTCGCTGTCAATGAATGGAATGCACATCCCCTCACCCGGAGTAAGCGCAAAGCCAACACAAGCGGTCTCGTCTTTATGGTTCTTTGAATGTCCAATGATAGTCTCAATGTCTGTCGCTACGGGACTGGGCGAGTGTGCACAGTCATTGATATATTCTAGTGCTTCATTGAATGTTGGATTGATCCGAGATGTGATCTCATAGCGAGTGAGCTTGCCATCAATGAGCAATCGAAACTTGTTGATGTCAAACTCAAAGATCTTGTGAGCAGCACGGAGAGGTGGAGCACTACTGCTATCTTCCTCGCCTCTCAAGATCCTATTGCATCGGGCTACCATCACAGGGTTGATGGTCACGAGCATATCAACGTCACGCGACCACACCTTGCCTGTAAGCCAGCTTCCCCGCTCGTGGAGAATGCCAGTCTTACCAGTCAGGGCTTGTAGAGCTTCATTGCCGAGGACCAAGATATATTTAAGATTAGGAAGCTGTGACAGTTCCCATTTCAGCAGCTCGCACCAGAGCCCGAATGTGGCTGATGAGACGGCCTTGCGCTCCATCTCCTCACGCGCATTGATCGCATCTTTGATGACATTGGTTACATAGACATCATTGCGAGTGATGCCTTTCTTTCTGCACGCATCCCATAATAGATTGCCGGCACCTCCAGAGAATGGGATGCCAGTTCTAATCTCTGCTGGGCCAGGAGCTGTAGAGACAATAGCGATGTTGGCAAAGATGTTGCCGGAAGAAAGACAATTACAGATAGTTAATCCGCGTTCAATTGCCTTCTCTTGGATCTGGCTGTGGAGCCAGCTCATTGTCAACGCCATTAATTGACGTTCCCTTTGGTTCAAAACATCCGAAGATCGCCAGTGAATAGGCGATTAGACCACCGATTAAAGTTCCAACAGCGATATAATGGAGAATGGTTCGCACAGAAGGTTTAGACATTTATATAGCCTTAAATGAGTTAGGGCAGGACTATGTGCCCTGCCCTATTTGATCAGAGAGTGAAGTCGGCTGGATTGAGATTGAGGAAAGAGATCATCCGTCGTGCAGCAGCCTTCTCGGCATCACCAAAGTCTTTGTCTGCCTTGCCGACCATGATGGCTACACGGACCATAAGCTTTCGTTTATCCTCTCCCTTAACTTCTGCCATCTCTCTAAGGCAATCGTCTGCGCCAATATCAATGTCGAGATCGAAGTTGCCCAAATAATTGTTGTAGAGCTGCACTGCTTTGATCTTGTCGAAATGCTCCATAGATGGATGCTTGCGGATAAATTCTGACACATTAAGTTTTTCGGCAGCGGACGCACTGCCATCAGCCATCGTCATGATAGCAGCGCCTGCCATAACACCTTCGAGGAAATTCTTGTCGGCAGACATCTTACTGAGCTGCCCACCAAGAGCATCGTCAAAGCGCTTGAAGAGATTTCCGAGCATTAGATGGATCACCTTATGAACTGTTTAAACACTGCTCTGATCGCTGGCCACACGCTGTAGATGGGAAAGGAGATAAAGATTAGGAAAGCCAGAAACCATCGCCCTGTTACTATACAAACGATATATGTAAAGATCCATAGGAACAAAAGCAGGTTTTTAGGAATGTGCATGATTAGAGTTCCTGTTCAATGGTGATGACTGTGCTTGATGCACATCTTATATAAGATAATGTGCTGGCTAAATCTTCAGGCAAGACATCTATATATGGACTTAGCGCTACAAATTTATTATTGACACGTGTCCCAATAAGACCGCAATAATTGTCTGTCGAGGCAGCTCTAACAATCTGATAAAGCTGTGCCATAGGTAATGCCTTAAAAGCATATTCGATAGGCTTTACTCTATCTGAGACGTGAATTCGCATTACATTGTCCTTTGCATGTCGACGAATGCTTGCAGCTCTTCATTCGTCATGTCTCGGTCTAGGATTGTGGTATTCGGCCTGACATCTAGCCATGATGAGACGAGCATTGACACTACCCGTGGCAGCACTGTCTTGCTACAATTATTCTTGAAGACTTTCACTTGCCACGAACCATCTAGATTTAGATATCCACGACTATCGCCATCATACCTAGTGCCATCTCGCTCTAGCTTTAGTACATAGACATTCCTCCTTCCATAGTGCTTTCGGACAGTGACAGCTTCCTCTAGAAAGCCACTGTCACTAACGACTGTGAAAGAGCAGTTCGTCGGTTGATGTAGCTGTCTCAAGAGTAGTTTGCCAAAGATGTCCTTACCAAATCGCTGCTTCAAGAAGTCTTCAGATAGAGCGATCTGCACTTGTCTATAGGTGTGAGAGTAAAAGAATGCGTCGGTATATTCATCTTTCTTGGCCTCTAATGCTACTTCGTCATGAAGTAAGAAGAGGGCACGAGCGGCATCTTTTAGAGGCTTGGCAAATTTAGCTTTCCGACAGTTGAAATGCTTAAAGAGTAGATCAGCTATAAGATCCTTGCCACTAGAAGGAGGCCCGTTTAATAAGAGTAGCTTGTGATTGAGCATGTGATAATGCCATGATGCTATATCCATTGCAGTATATGAGAGTGAATATCAACTAAGCTTGTTTACAGTCATAAACGCTCTAGCAAATCCTTGAGGTGTGTTACTTCGAAGGGTCTTAGTCTTTTCGGACTTGCCACCTAGGTACCGCCATTGCCACGAACCAAATTTCCCATTGCTTTCGTAAAAGATGGGCGGCACTAAATTAGAAGGTAGGTTATTATTAAAGCGCCCATATAGTAATGTCTTTTTGTTATAAGCTTCTTTCCTTGGATTGTCGGCAAAGCCTGCATATACACACGGATCGAAGGTTAACCACGGCTCTCCAAGCTCAGACACCAGTTTTGCTATTCGTCCAACCGGGTTTTCTAAGGCCCAGAAGGACGGCTCAAGTTGTCTGACAACATCGAGACATGAATATATCATCGGTGCCGATAAAGCGGATGCATGTGTCAACTTTATATTTTGTGCTGACTACTAGCTCTATCCGGGACTTGTCTTGCATTAGTTAGATGTCCTTAGATTGTGGCTTCACTGGAGAAGTAGAATGTGCAGGATCATCTTTATAGAGGGGCTCGCCACATCCTCCACAAGTCATGCGGTCCAGACAACCGCCTGTAACCGAGCATGGATAGTACCATTCAACTGTGCACGGATCGTCGCCACAACAGCCGCCTAGTCGCGCTAAGACTGGATATAGACATCTCAACTCAGCTTCTGTGAAGTCTGTTATGATAGCTATTTCTTTACCCATGTCTGTGGCTCTCTCCGCAAGCTCATATGACCGAGTGATGGCTGATCACCAATCACACAGACAAGTTCTCTGGCCCTAGTCACTCCAGTATAATAGTTCTGTCTACATTGATTAAAGCTAGCACTCCTGCTTACAAAATATATGACACCCTTATATTCGCTGCCTTGTGCCTTGTGCGTAGTAATAGCGAATGCATGCTCAATGTCTTTTCTTGGATCAACAGTCGTAATCAAGCCGGCTTTATTCTTATATTCAATCCACTCCGGGATTGTCACCACTCTGTCACCGACATCGATTGTCACACCGTTGTTAGCTACATCAATGACAATTCCACTCTCACCATTGAATATCATTTGATGCGGTTGCGCTGGTATCCACTCCTTGCCATGATATCGCTCATCCATGGATTGTCTTAGATCATACATATTGCTATTCACAATGACCTTCTCACCAACCCTTACGAGAAGATGCTTCTGTCCAGTGATCTTGGCTTCATATGCATGGCGAGGAAGGAGGATGCCATCAGCGTGAGGGTCGCTGTAGATGTCGACTAGCAGCTGATTGAGCACCAGTGAGCCGACCTTGTTGCGCCGCGCTGGCGTGATGATCTGATAATCATTGCCTTCAAATGTCGTCTTGCCTTCTTCTTTCAAGGCTCGCACGACGTCACCTAGCTTGGCAATCGGAACATTGACAATCTTGATCGCAAAGTCGGGTCGGGCAACAGGTTGCATGCCTTTGATGATCCTGTCACCATTGGCTGTGATTGACGACCCCTCTCCTTGCCTGAAGATCTCCTTCAAGGCAATGGAGTTGACAGCAGGATTGGTCAAGAGGTTTTGGAAGCTTGACTTCTCACCAGCTCGCGGCACTTCTTCGATAGGCTGAAGCTGGTTGATATCCCCGAAGAACCGAATGTAACTATTCGGTTTCATTGCATCCACGATGTTGCGATATAGATCGCGTGGGATCATGGCGCTTTCATCAACTAGCACCACATCATGTGTCAGTGGGTTTTCGGGTGTCCGTTGCGGTCCCGAGATATCCTGTGGCTTGCCTGTGTCAGGGTCTAGCTCGCCAGGATGTGAATATTCTAACAGCCTATGAATAGTGCAAGCCGGTATACCAGTTGCCTCTTTAATGCGCTTGGCAGCTTTACCTGTCACAGCACATAAGACAACACGGTATCCGGCTTGCTCAGTCACACGATAGACATGCTTTAGAATAGAGGTCTTACCTGTCCCTGCTTGACCAGTGACAGCAACTATTCTATTGGAGATATTCAGATCGCAACAGAGTTGGATTGCTTTCTGCTGAAGTGGGCTTGGTGTGAATTCCGAATTCGTATTCGGCAAGTTCGAATTCATTAACAAGTTCCATTGGAACTAAATCAGTCTTGTAAACTAGAGTGCGCAGTGCACGAAGCTTATTAATATCTGCGCTTGTAGCAAATGCATTTGCATTAATTGCGCGAAAAATAGCCTCAAGATTATAAATATTCACAAGCTCAACCATCTGTCTTACTCCGTTAAATCCTCCTTTTCTTGGATGCTATACAGGGTGCGTAGAGACAAATTCCACGCACCCTGTTAATAGGACAGTCTAAGAAGTAGAAGGACGATTACTCGCCATCATTCTCCGAAGCAGCGGCCGGGATCTCCAGAATGAAGTGCAGACCCTCGGGAACGTTACCGTTGATGACGTCCATTGCAAAGCCGTTGACATCACGCGACACGCTGGCCACCTTGACCTTCAGGCCCTTAGTGTCGACCTGCGCACCCGAGGCATCAATCAGGGACACGCCCACGACGACGGTCGGTCCCTTGCGCGGGCCGCTTGCCCGACGCCGCTTCGGGGTCTCGGCAGCACCATTGGTCTCGGCAACAGCAGTCTCAGCAACGGGTGCGGTCTCAGTCACAGTCGGATTTCCTTTACGGGGAGCCATTAAAAACTCTCGGTTTCTATGGACACCGATATTGATGTCCTGCGCACTCTTCTAGATAGGTGTCAGCTGTGTGTCAAGAGAGATTTTTCATGCTCTGCGATGAAGCGAAGGACATGCTCGCTCCAGCCATTGATATGCACCCATCCCTCACCATAGCCGATGCCGTTTTTGTAGACACCGACGTTGATGCAATAGGAGTGCCTAGCGATGGCTGGATAGTCACCCCACGACGCTTGCTCGTCTGTGATGAGCACGAGACGGTGGAATGGCCCTTGCCTTCTAAGGGTCTCCAGGGCTTGAGAAAGGTAGGTTCCACCGTGCCCTTGGCTACGGATGATCGGCTCAATCTCTGCTAACCCTCTATCATTCCGAAGATGGACATCACCAACCCGGACACAGCTCATTGAAAAGGTATAGATGACCGACTTTCCAGGCACCAAGATAGCCAAGGCGGCTGCTGCATCCATGCGTGACAGGTCAGACTTCGCACTGAGAGGTGCTTCCATTGAGCCAGACACATCGACCAAGATTGCTGTCAAGCCTTCCCATGCTGGCATGTCCTGGAGTGCATCAAGCATAGCCTGATTGAGGGCATAGGAGAATTGTGGTGCCGCTCTCCAGGCTGCTACATAGCGGAATGGTAGCACCCTCTCAGCACCCTTTCGTGCCAAGATCGCTTTATTGATAAGGACGGTATCGACACCAGCATTCGTCATGCCCCGAAGATTTCGCAACAAGGCAAGGTAACCGAGCTGTCCCTCTCTCAGCAGTCTTTCAAATGTCTCTTTCTTGTCTTTACCTGATGACAGCGCCACTTCCCAAGTATCAGGGCTCTTGAGCGTGCCTTTAAGGATAGCGGAAAAGGTGTCAGCCTCCTGCTTATCTGTAGCACGCGGATGAGCAAGCCGAATGACATCACGCAGCTTGAAGGAGCCAGCTCGATTATACTTTGCGAGATTGTAGGCATTGAAATTATGAATAGCATTAGCCAATCCTTTACGGATGCCATGCGTAATGCAATCTCCAATCGGTTGCTTCTTATAGTTTGTGTAGACAGCCAAGAACTCGGCTAATTCATCAGCTCTCTGGATAACGTGTGGGAAAGCTTCAGCTACATCACCACTGCCTCTATGCTTATCTGCTAGCACAGATAGCAATAGCAACGGCACATGACGAAGGTGCATATTATTCCGCGCTGTGATTGCTGTAACTATCAATTCGTCTCGTGTGACCTTGCCTGCATATTCAACAATGCGGTCTGCAACTGACTGCCCATCTTCATAAAAATTATTTTCCCACAGCATGCACGACATTACAGTGCGCTGCAGTTGCTCTAGTGGAGATAACAAAAAACCCTCTCCACCTTCATGTGTAGAGAGGGCATGCTTCGGTGCGTTGAGGCGAGACATCAAAAGCCTTTCTTTTAGTAGATGCTACAAGTGGAGAAGCCTCGGCATGATTGTTATAGACAGTGACTGCCTACAGCCCAATTAATGCGCTGCTTGGAGTGTGGCAATTACAGCTGTGATCAGCTTATCAACAGCCGCTTGGTTAGGTGAGGATGAATAGCTGAAGCTGCCATCTGGCGCGGCCGACACTGATGCATCTGACCAGAACCGAGTAAATGAAATCTCGGTATCACCAGATTTGACTGTTGCTGTGGTGCACGAAGACAGAAAGAGAAAAGAGAGAAGGAAATGTCTCATTGTTTTAGCCTTTAATAGACACAGAGATTAATATCAACTACAGGTTTGTGAAGCACGCATGAATTGTGATATTAATCTTTGTGGCTACCAAAGAATTGCTAGGCAGTGTGACCCTTCGTCCGACTGGCGGCCCATCGACCGTGCTCCAATCATGTTGCGAAGATGCTAACCTAGGCTATTCACTCAACAGAGACAGGCTACTCCGGCCGGAAGTGCTTATCGTGCTGATGAGTGAAGGCTTAGACCACTGTGACAGCGACCAAGGGGGAAGCTTGCATCGTTGTGCCACAGTGGCCTAACTCTAAGTAACTTAGGTGACTAGAGAGTGATCGGGTTATCTAGTCCGTGGCGAGCCTGATAACTAATCTGCTCTCTAGTCACCTAAGTTACTCAGTCTCGGAGAAATAACTGACTTCGGGCTTTTAGTCTGATTAACAGTCAGAGGAAGTAACCGAAATCTTCATCATCCGAGAAAGAGTAACCTTGGCTTGCCTTGGAGAAATAGTCGCTCGGTCTATACTGGAGATGTTACTCTCCATCTTTCCTACTCGGCAAGAAGTAAGACCTTGCTGCATCATCCAAGAGCAAGTAACTTAGTGGCGGAGAAATAGTCGTCTAGACTGACATAGGCGCGCTATATCCCTAATGAGACATCCGCTTTCCTCCTTGGCATGGAAGTAAGTCTAAACTGCATCATCCGACAAAGCATTGTAACTATCTATTTTATCTCGTCTACCGAGCAGACAGCTATGGGCTGTCATAACTAGTGAGGGAGAAAAGCTTGTGATCTCGGTATTACGTCTCTATGAAGTAACCGAAATCTTCATCATCCCTCGCTTCTTGTGATCCTCTTTTAGCTTCTTACGTTAGTCCTGTCAACAAGGAAGATGTGCCTACCTAATGCACATCCCTACCTAGGCAGCTTTCGGCAGTCCCTTTGGCCAGAGCGACTTCATGCCCTGATCATTGGTCCGCTGAATAACACCGAGTGTCACGCGCTTGCCGACAAAGTCCTGTGCCGTGACACGAGAAGAGAGAGGCAATCCGTGTGACTGCACAATCAACTTCATGTTGTAGCGGCCGTGCACATTGTTGCCGACATCTGGAGAGTAGTAGGACACCTCTACTCCGTCAGGGGCATGTTCAACAGGGAAGTCAACCGGATACTGCTCAGGGTCGATCCGGTACTTAATGACGATCTGCGGCTTACCCGATGACTTGCTCTCGGTCCTCTTAGCATCGATAACGGTAGCGATATATTCACGCTCTGGCAATACTTCTGGCGCTACTGCACCAGCAAGATCTTCGTCATATTCAAACGAGAAATTGTCGCCTTCGCTCTCAGTCAACACACTTGACATCTAGGACTGTCCTATCACTTTGTTGCAATCAAAAAGAAAAAGGAAAGTAGAATTCTCTCCTTCTGACTAGAGTTGAAAGCAATCTGTAATTGACTGCTTTATGGAAATAGGTAGGTCGGTAGGACTAGCCTGCCTACCGACCCTATCGCAGGCACTTCACGGAAGACACGACATTTAAGATAGTGCGTGAGATTTAACCGGAGACGTTTGACCGCTAAACTACAGGGCCTTGGGAAAGAGTAAAAGAAAGTTGGCGGCCCCGACAGGATTTGAACCTGTGTCTTCCCCATCTTTTGCACTACCGATTGATTGCCTTCCACCTGCAATGCTTAGATTGGTTGCAATAATCTGAGATTTACAGCACCCACTAGCAGTGCTAGCCCGTCTACCATTCCGGCACCCTCTGTCAGGTAGTGGTCAGAGGGGTAGGATTTGAACCTACACGGATGCAACTCAGTCTCACACCAAGTCTAAGCTTGCCTCGTTATGCCGGAGTATCGCCAAGAACAAAGTTCATGACTAATTGTCCGACATTTGGAACTTTCACAACCTCTGTCATGTTGGCTTGCTCACGAGCCATCTTGACACCGAGTAGCAGAGCCTCGACCCGAGACAGATATTTCTCTCTATCTCCAGGCGCCAAGGCACCACTGAATTTCACTGTCCGCCAATGACCAACGATCCGGTCTTCTGTGATCAGCTGCGTCTGTGCAGGATGCTTATCTGTCGCATCATAGAGGACAATCGGCCGCTGCAACTTCTGTGTGCGATGGGTCTCGGAAGGAGCTGTCTTGTAGAGATTGGTAGCAGGATCTAGCGTCCAGTCCTGCGTGTCGTCGAGCACTGGCAGATTGTGAATGTAGGTGCGCAAGTCAGTCAACTGCTTCTCTAGGAAGAGCAGATAGGTGATCGGCACCTGTGACAGCACCAGCTCTTCGTCGACATAGACGTCACCAAAGGCAAGGCAATTAGTCCAGTCCTTTTGCGCCGTCAGCTTGAAGAGAAATGACAGCTCTAGACTAGCATCCCTCAATACACCGTAGGCGGACGTCTGCACTCTAGACCGCTCAGGAGGAAAGCGCTCGCCATCATCGTCCTTCGGGGTATATTCGCGAGACAGTCCTTCGAATAGAGTAGGCTTCTGTGCTCGCTTATTTGCTTCTGTCAACGCACCATAGACGCGAGACTTCACGGACTTTTCAGCGGCGATGACTTGATTTAGTTTCATTAGAGTTCCTCTTAGGGAAGGAGACCTTATAGAGGCAAGGTCAGTGTGTCAACAAGAAAGTTTAGACTAGATGTTGTGGGTAGGAAAGAAATCTATGCTATGGGTAGAGTAGGCTACTTGAATAGCTTATAGTATGCAAGGATTAGATTGTGGATAGTTGCCCATCCCGGCAATCGTTGTGATAGCTGGTGCCGTGGCATGAAGTCAACTATAGTCTCAAGAACAATGAGGCAGCGCGCTGCATTCTCTGTCTGTAGTAACTCGTTGATTAGATCAGGCTCTATAGAAGTCTCGGCACGGCTAGAGCATTCTAGAATATCCTCTATATTGTCTCTATACAATCTCCACCACTCTTCTTGTGTCTTGAGGCTGTCAAGTGGTAACAGGGATGCAGGATTGTCTGCCATTACTTTTAGCTCAGTTAGCGTGATCACAGTTTTCAGCTCATGTAAGAGAGCTGGCGGCATGTCTTCAGCTCTGTGAACAGTGCGTTTATAGGACATGGCTATTTAGACACAGGATATTCACCATGCTCTTGATAGTAGATATTCCTTTCATATCCCTCTTGTGCATCTTCCTCGCTTGAGAAAGGCCCACACCAATCTTTTGTCCAGTCATCCCAATATTCCCACAACTCAGTTTCTGTGTTATATTGTAGATGTGAAGACAGACGGAAGTCTCTAGGTTCTGGCATGCTACTTAGTCATCCATGGCTTGAATGCTAGGATTGCGCCTAATTGTAACTCTGGCGCATTCCAATCGCCTTGAAAGCAGATGGCCCTGTCATCGATAGTAATCCATGCAGCAGGCTTTTCGTGAGCGAATTCGATTATCAGAGTATCATCTATTTGTCCTGCATGATAATTATTTCGCCATTCGCGCCATTGCTGAGACAGCCACAGCTGCATAGCTTTAAGATTGTCAGGATCTTTTGATCTCGACGAGTAGATAACTACCTTTACATTATTCTGCACTCTGTGCAACCAATTGAAGAAGCCAGGGACAACAGTTCCATAGATCTCGCCATTCTGCCAGCCCTTTTCGTAGCTGTGAATGACACCATCAAAGTCTACACAGATTGTGGGCTTGAATGCAGTCATGATATACCTCTGACAGTTAGTGGAGTAGGAGAGATTTGAACTCTCGACGTCTTCTGGTGCACCAGTCTAGACGCTCCCTGCGCAGGGTGACATAGACCGCTCGTCCACTACTCCATAGATATGACTATTCTTGCATCTCTGGTGTGATGCCTAGTGCTTCATTCGCAAGAGCTTTCATATCTTCAATAGTATTGCATGCATGTTGGTGGGGATCTCGTGAAAACCTCCCTTCTCCTTTCCTGATTTGGAGTAAGGCGGACTTATATTTATGCATCCGTTCTCTAACCTCTTGTGCAAGCCCGTGACTATGTTGCACATGCGGATGTGGAATGTCAGTCTCTCGACTTAATGCAAAGAGCATGCGAGATAGATTAGAGGCATATTCAAAGGTATCATTCTGTGTGCTGCGTAGATATGCAACCTCTTTTTCAAGTTTTTGGATTTTGTCGTCGCAAGAGATGCAGCACTCTGAGCACGTCTTTATTGCTTTTACTCCACTCCTTCAAGCTCTAAGACCAATTTACGTGCTACCTCTGCACTCCCGAGTGGTCCTCCACACGCTTTCTCTGCTGTCTCAAGATCAATAAGGCAATCCTTTAAAGATGCCGCCAATTGTTTATTGGTTTCTTGCAAATCTTGGATATCATCTAGTATATTGACAATATTGTTTCTCATCAACACAATGAGAGCAGCAATAGCTTCGCCATTTAGACGCGCTTTGCCTTTAACGTTGATTAGTGCAATGTCTATGCGCTTCCAGAATGCTAGCTCAGATGTTTCAATCGCCAGCAATCCTTCCATGTGCTCTTCAGCAACCCATGGCCCTTGTGTCGCTCTCAGGTGTTGGCGAGCTAATTCCTGCAAGACATTATCAGCCGTCTTCAATCGCATAGTCTAGACACTCCTAGGACGTGCCAGCACGAAGCTAGCACGTCACACAGATTTATCGAGTAGGCACGGATGGGCGCTTAGGCGCTTCCTGTGGGCCACCTTTCGGAGGCATGACACCGGACCCACCAACAGGCGTAGAGACTGCTACCAGGTTGATGCTACCGATCACCTCCAGCTGTCCTTCGTCAAAGGTCTCGGATGGAAGCAGCTTGCCATCATCAGTGCTTGCCGGTTGTAGACTAAACCTCACACAGCCTGTGATATATTCATGCCGAGCTACAGTGACACCCTTAAAGCTTGTCACCTTGTCTCGACAGATATCACCTAGACTTATCATAGGATCTTCCTTCTTAGGGAAAGCTAACAGTTCACTTAGATACTTCAAGATTATACTCATTTCTTATCAAGATGCTCAAACGGATCACCAAAGTACATCGGCCCTAGCACTTCTGGCCAGCACTTCATTAGTGTGTCGTTACCAGTTCGCACAGCATCTTTGATCACTGCTTGTGCAGTCTTCCAGTCACCACCGAAGATTAATTCTTCGTGCGCTATGAGCAAAGCTGCCTTAAGCGTGGCCATAGTTTGACAGAGTTGCTTTACTTTCTCGCTATCTGATGCCATGTCACGCCTTTGGATAAGGGATCTTCTTCCCTTGTGCCTCTTTACTCTGAGCAAGCCAGTGCTCTATCCCTGTCCCTTCCCACTTGTCTGCATCAAACTTCCATGGAAAGTAAGGCTCCGCACCTACAAACATCCTAGTCCTCATAGGTGCCCATTTATTCCAGCTCCGTGTGTAGATGCGACGCTCGCCGTTGTAATCCCTCAGACACCAGATTTCAGAGATGTTCTTCGGGATTTGCACGGCCGCCTCTCCAGGCAGCATCATGGTGTAGCCAGAGGGTTCGCTCTGTCCGTTGTCGCCTTTCTCATAGACGATCTGTTCGTGCGCAGTGAAGACGAGCGACACTCCATATTTAGACGTCGCCTCGTGCAATGTCATGGCGCACATTCGCATTAGTGCACCACGAGCACCGTAGCCACTGAGCTGGGGTTGAATGTAGGTAGGCTTAATGCCTTTGGTCACAGTAGGCGCGACGATATCGACGCCTCGGATCAAAGCCTTTTCCAGAAAGGCTGTGAGACTGTCAAAGACGACTGTCTTGAAGTAGCCGGTAGCCAGTTGCTTGCAAAGGTCTTGATAAAATATTGTCTTAGTCGAGATAAATTGATCAACTATAGAGACAGGCTCACCAGTGACATCTAGAAGCATGAACCTGTCACTTACATGCGCGACAGATCGAGCACCATCAACATCAAAGAGAATGTAAAGGATGGGCGATGGGGCCGTGATTGCAAGAGGTGTCTTGCCAGTGCCTACTTGACCCCAAATAATGGCAGTGATCCGAGGATTATCAGAGACGGCGGGCTTGAATGATAGCCCTGTCATAGGAGGCAGTTGGTCACGAGTGATCAAGGGATATTCCTTGTAGTTGTCTTAGACTTTGGATGTGGCACAGTACCAATGAATATGGATGCTGCATATAGTCTTGCAGTCTTTACACTGTCAGCAAGATAGCCATTTGGAAATGTGTAGGTAGTCTGTCGACATTCATCTGTTGCCGTGAAGCAATATATTGCATCATCTGGCATTGAAGGTAGTGTGATAGCATCTATTACTTTATCGTCTTCAACACACCATGCAATCACAGGATGCTGTGATGTAGAGACACCATCAACAGGACAGTAATGAAACTGAATAAGATAACCCTTGACTGTGTTGGGGATGATATGACGGAAGGTGCCTAGCTCTCCCAACACTGATGCAACCTTCTGTTCATCATCAAAAAGGTCTTCTGGCAAACTATTATTGTCAGACATCTTACGTCAACCTCAATTCATCTGCACGAGCTTCTAGTCTACGCAACCAATTGATCTGTGCAACAGTAACAAAAGTGTCCTCTTTATATGACTGAAACTTAGACATCAATCGGTCACAGAATTCGACTTCAGTGTCAGTGAACTGATCACTGTTATCTGTGACAATCTCACAGACATTCAACAGCTCTGACCAACGCGGCCCCGCTTTACCGTCGTCCTTTGGCATTCTACTTTCTCTGTTAATAGTCAATGTTC